GGGTAGGGGGGCAGGGGGGGGGGGGGTCGCCTCAGTAGCGATCATTCCAACCGTCACGCTCCCAGCGGCGGCGGTCGTAGTCGTCAGCGGTCATGAGGTCATCATGCTCCAGATCCTCACCCCACTGCCCGAGGGCAGCGCCCCACTGGGGGAAGGTCAGGTCGTTGGTCAGGTCGTTGTTGGTCATGGTCTCGGTTCGTTTGATGTGTGTATCCTACAGGGTCAGGGCATCTCGCAAGCGCCTGGGAGGACACTGTTGTAGGTGGCACAGCGGCGCTCGGTGGCAGCGTTAACGCTCTGCACAGTGTCAGCAGCGAACCCGACAGCGGCGCTGCCCACTGCCATGATGGGGGCATAGAAGGCAGCACCGAGAATCAGAAGGGCGACGGTCTTGATCATGGGTCAGGTCGTTTGAACTGATGTCAGTATAGGGTCAGAGGGTCACATGCGACTGCAGGCAGTGCCAGTTCACCCACTGTCCCAGCGACTCGGGGGAGTGCCATGCTGCAGCGAGGCAGGCGCGACGGGAGACACCTTCGAAGCGGTAGACCTTGCTGCTGCTGGTGAACTGTACGCGAGCGGTGCCCGTGATAGGATTGACGGTCAGGCGGTGAACAGCGGTGCTGTTGCGACGGATGGGGAAGCGCATTGCGTTTGTTTGAACTGAGGTCAGTATAGAGGCAGGGCTGGGGGCATCGGGGGCAGCGTGTGCCACCCCCTCAACTGTCCTCAGTAGTCGCTGAAGATCGCCACCTGACGGTATCCCTTCTCACAGGCGGTGTAATCGTAACGCAGGGAGGAATCGTAGGTTGCCTCCCAATCTACAACCAATGCACAGGGAACATCGTGCATGTCAGTGTAAAACTCTTCAGCGAAATCAGCGGTGGATTCGTACCAACCACGGAAACGCTCATCGCATCCTTCGATGTCAGAAACGCACCCCATCTCATCGATGAGAGCATCTACAGCATCGTAACCGATTGCCTCACCACAGCGGCAATACTCTTCGTAATAGTTAACAAAATCGTTCTCATTACGCTCATCGATGAACTCAAGCATGTCATCGAGAGCATAGTTCTCATCGATCAATTCATCGATCTTCTCAACAGCAGCAGCGGAGAGAACTTCTTTGTAGTTGGCAGTCAAGGTGATGGACATGTGTTTGTTTGAACTGAGAGAATGATAGAACGGATTGGGGCGGGGTGGGGGCATCAGTGGACACCCCCTTGACTGTCACATGCCGTTGGTGTAATCTCCGATGATCACCCCGTTGCAGCGAACCTGAGCGTACCCGTACTCTTCAGAGAGCGACAGGCACAGATCCCAGGCACGATCCTCATCGGTGGTGGTGTTCTCCCAGGGAGCGGAGGGGCAGATCACGTCGTAGCGGGTCATGAGTCGTTTCGTTTGGTATGCCTTAGTATTGCACCGATCGGGGCGATCCACAAGGGGGGTTGTGCCACCTTCTCAACTGGCACAGGGGCGGCCGCCCAGTTTGTTATACTAATACGTGGCGATAGTCGATTGATTTAATACACCAACCAAATGCACATGTCACCTCTTCAATGAGATCGTCTTCATCATCTGCCTCCCAGATGTGTCCTACTGTGTCACCGATGATGTCATCACGCTCTGCATCTGTGAGTTCTTCATCATCAAAATCAAACTCAACATCAGTGATTTGGTACAACATCATGCCTCCAGCAATTCAGGATAGTATTGTTGAACCTCTTCAGTCAATTCTGCATCATCATACTTATCATAACCCTCCATGAGATAATCATAACAAAGGCAGGTCATTGTCTTGAGATCCATGTCATCCAACATTTGCTGGACAAGTTGATCCTGAAGCTCTTTACGGTTGATCATTTCCTGAGGGGAGAATTGTAGTAGCGAGTGAAGGCGGTTACGATGATAATCGTAGTGGAGATGACACCAACCAAACCGAGGTAGGTTACAGCGTCACCAGTGAAAGTGTAAGTGTCAGGCATAATCAGGCAGCGTCACGCATTTCAGAAAGGATGTCATGCAACAGAGCAACATTTGTGCCCACTTGCTCACTCACCTCATCCCAATCATCATGAAACTCGATGAGAGCGAGCAGGGCATCAATTTGCTCAAATGTGAGAGAATCAGGCACAGTTTCGATGTTATCGGGAACATCGAAGATTTCACCAGGCATGTCTTGAATCTCGTCCCACATAATGTGTGTGTTTGTTTCAACAAAGGTAGAATAGAACAACAGGGGGTGAAAGTCAACCCCCTGAGTGATAAGCATTGCTTATGTTACATATTAAAGATAGCTATTTGACAATATGATCAGAATGCGATAGCTTCAAGTGTGGGCACATTCTGATCAAGAATGGGCATATAGTTAGTGTCACTTTCGACCACAACATCGTCGGTCAAAGTGTCAAGAACTGCCAGCAGTTCGCTACCATTAGTAGCACGATTGAGCAGGGAAAGCATCAGTTCTTTGTTCATAGTGTTGGTGTGGTAGGGTATACTAAAGGGATTGAATATGATTATACATCATATTCAATTGTCATTGTATCATCGATAGTATAATCATCGATGATATAACCATCTTCATCCATGAAGATATCTGCAACTTCTTGTTCTACGATTTCTTGATACATTTCAGAAATTGTCATTGTTTGAAGTTTAGTAGGTTTACATTAATTTATAACTTTAAAGTTATAAATTTTAAATTTCTTAAAATTTGAAGATTCTGAGGTTTCTGAGAATTTTAAATTTTCAAGATTTCTGAGAATTCAATATTCTTGAAAATTCTCAGAAACCTCAGAATCTTCAGTTCAGGCGCATTCCAGAAAAGAAAGGAATCACAGAACCATCAGCACAACGGAAATGCCAAACATGTTGCTTTTGAAAAACACCTTCGGAACCGATACCATGCACACGCAGGATAGCATTCAGGCGAGATTTGGTGGTGTTGGTTTGCCAACCGCCATCATGCAGTTTGACAAAATTCTCACCCACCTCAGCAATCAGGTTGCCATGCAGGAACACAAACGACACACCATTGTTGTTAGTAACCATGGTGTTGTCTTTCTTCCACTCGCGCTGCTCAGTGATGGCGGCGTTCATTTCACGTTCGATGACACGCATTGGTTTGAATCGCGTTGACTTAGGTAGTATGGACGGGATCGGGGCAAAAGTCAACCCCCTTAACCATCATCGTTGCTTATGAGTCAGATTAGGGGGGCTTATGAGAGTTTTCCACAGGGTTGTGGAAAACTTTTGATAGTTTTCCACAGGTTTAATATTATCTGTGGAAAACTTTTATGCTACCATTGGATATCGTCGCCGTCGAATTTAATCTTTTTCTGTTTCTTTGGTGTCCTTCCCTTGTTTTGTACTTTCACGCCATACTGGTATTCTACATCTTGCTCATCAAATTCATCGAAATCGTTGTAGAATTCTTTGAAGTTGTTTCCCTTTGCTTTAGCCATTGGTTCGAAATGTTCTCTGAGAGGTGTCTAGAATCGTCTGTAAGGGGTTTCCCCCTTGACAAACGTATTTAGTCGTGGTATTAATCTTTCAGGAGTTGCAGAACGCCATTCTGCACACTCTGATTGATAAATGCACCAACCGATTTATCATCCTCTTCAGGAGAATCACTGAAAGGAATTTCTGCCAAGAATTGCTGTTCAAATTGCTCAGCATTCTCAACACTATAAGTATAGTTCTTAGAACTGGACTTATATTGAATCAATACAGTGTTATTATCAGTATTGATTTCAACAGAATCAATAGCAGAACTAGGAATTTCTTGGTAGTTTTTGACAGTCATTCGATTGTTTTGATCGATTACTTAGTAATAATACAATGGTTTCGATGGTTTGTCAAGGTTTTTCAGATTAGTAATCCTTATAATAGATAAGTTATAAGATAAGTTATAATTATAAATCCTCAAAAATCTCAAAAATCTCAAAAACTACAAAAATTAAGATTTTAAAAACTCAAAAAACCTCAAAAACCCTTGGAAATACAGAAATCTCAGTTTTGGCGTTTTTGAGATTTTGAGATTTTTGAGATTTTTGGGTTTTCTGACAAAGCTTGACAACTCGGTAGGTCGCGTGCTAAGACAACAACAACTCTGAACATTCTGAGACCTTTCACAGAAACATCAGACCATTTGTAGACACATTCTACAAGGCACATAGAAAACCAAATACTATTTTTTTACACATTTTTAATCTGTGGAAAACTATACCATTTTTTCCACAACTCTGTGGAAAACTATACTATCTTATGATATGGTATGAATAACACATTTGATTTAGTATATGAATGTCTAGCATGAAACCATTCAAAATACTCTTCTTCTAGTGCTTGTGCATTCAATCTATGCTTTGCTTTTAATGTTTTGTTTTTACATGCACGAGAACGACTGAGCAGATAATCTATACGATTACCCGCCCAGTCAATGAGGTCATTGTATTGTGATTCTTTATCTAACATAGAGTGTCATATTGTAATGATCATATTGATCAAATGTTTGGTGTGTTGGAATAAGATCAATCAGCATATGCACAAACTCAGCAGGGAATAGATCACGTTTCCTTAGTAGTTTAATACGATCTTCTTCTGTAAGATCATCGGATTGAATAACAACTTTGTATGAGTTGTCAGTGAGTGGTTGTAGATCAATCATGATTGTTAAACTCCTTCATAAATTCATTGATACGTTGCTCTGATTGATAATTGCGAATGATGTCCATTACACAATAACCAAAAGCAAATCCAGCCATAATAGTAGTAATCATTGTGGTGTACCGTCAAGGTTGAAAATTGTGCCACACTCAGGGCAATGATATGAGTGTGTTTTGTCTGTTTCCCATGATTGTAGAGCAATCACGCGAGAATAGAAATAGGGTGGAGAGTAGTTGTGATGAAGGTGTTCAGGAATAGGAATTGTATGCCACAACGTATTACATGCTGGGCAGTGTGAGAGTTTTTCCATTATGATGTGATAATCTTATTGTAGAGATCAGTGAAGATTTCACGCTCTGTTGGATCAAGGTTTGATGCAAAGTCAGAGCTATCAAGCATCACCATAATATCTTGCAGCATGATGAGTTCTTCATACAGCAGATGTGGAATTGTAAGTGATGGTGTCATGTGAACTCTGCAATGTAATAATCTACAGTGACTTCTGCTTCTGCAGCAAGACGCTCAAGATCTTCAACGTAATAATCAATCAATTCTTTTTCACGATACTCATCGATGTCAAGCAGAATATCATCCATATTGTTATTTTGCATAGCGACAATCGGGGTGAGGTTGAGGAAGTGAAGCACACGCTTGATCGTAGGCATCAAAGAGTTTTTGATCACGTTGAATGAGAAAGACATTATACATCAAAATGCCAATAAAGGCAAGGAAAATGTAAGTAGGTTTCATCAGCAAGCACCATGAAAAGGATTACCAAGTTGAGGCAGATTAGAATTGTCACGGGTTTGAGTATAACCGTAAGCAAGACGCTCACGAATATCCAGGATCAATTCTACACGATTCAGAAACTTTTTGGAGACCTGACCGTGTGGCATGAATGTTACCATCCGAAATACCCAGTTGGTGGAAATATCACCGTAGGGAGTTTTTACAGGATAGTAATCAACAACCATGTTACCATCTTTGCTGGTGAGTTGAGGCGTTTGCATCGCTGTGTCTCGATTACCTATGTAGTATAGATGCTCAGGGGTGCTGTGTCAAGCATTCATTGATTAATGTTGCTTATGGTTACACAGTTCGCTCATTATTTTACCTTTTTATTCTTGACAGCCATTTGAAAATACTCTACATTGTCGCCAATCAATCCAGTACCAGTATTACAACGCTTGCAAAGATACCCACGAAACTCTTTTGTTTTATGATCATGATCACATTGCCACGGACCATTTGTGCCATCCACACCCTCTGGAATATCTTCTACCTTTTCATAGCAAATTTTATTACACTGAGGGCATGGTGTCAAATACTCTGGTGCGGGATTGTCTTTCTTCAATTTTGATACAATTGAAGATTCTTTACTAGAGCAATCCTTACAATTTGTATTTACACGCAACCGCATACCATTCTTTTTGAAACGTGTGCGATAGTGTTGAAAATACTCTGATGGCAGCTTCCTCTTACATACTGAACAAGTGCAATCTACCTTCTCAATGAAATGCTCATCTGAACATGTGTTGCAAACAGAAATCAACGGAAAACCAAACTTAGAAAGAATAAACTCATTGTCTGGTTTGATAGTGTTGCAGCAGGAGCAGGTGAAATTGCTGGCAGTCATGGGGTGGCGTCGCTTGCTTGGATATTGTAGGGCATCAGGCGTCAAAACGCAAGCGCCCCTTGCCATTGGTTTTCGTGATTTTTTGTTGATTTCGTATGTAGGCCACGGCGTCCTCTGCCGTGTCAGCATCCGCGATTTGCTCTCCATTGTAAAGTATAACGTATTTCGTGCCATACCAGGGCACTGCTGCATATCCATCTTTGGTAATCATAGGCGTTGTTTTATACTTTGGTATTTTTCGATGATTTGGCTGCGAGGAGGGGGCAACAGGTCATGCTGCTGCCCCCTTGACACTCATGCAATAATAGAGGTCGGCGGCACACCTTTGACGAAGATAGCATCAACAACATTCTGCAGACGCTTCTGAATTTGAGCACCATAGTTGCCGTAGATAGGCACAGTCACGAAACCAAACGGTTTGCGATAGTTACCCAGATCACCAGCAGTGAGTTTGCCTTCCGCAATATCACGCGCATCATCCACATTCATGCGGATTACACGACCAATGGTTTGTGCCATCTCTACGATGTTGAGGTTACGCAGCAGCACACAATGCGTCAGACCAGGCACATTGATACCCTCGCTGAGAATGCTATAGTGAAACACCACAAACTTACGATTGGGATCCTTGCCCCACGCAGTCAGCGTGTCAAAGAATACCTCACGGTTCACTTTCTGCTTGTTGACATATGCACCGTGCTTAGCAGTGATGTGCATCACATCATATCCACGCTCAGACAGTTCCTGCAGCATAGAAGTAGCAGCAACCATATTCCAAATGATTTTGCTGCTAGGTGCTGCTACCAGCACTTTCTGACCAGATTCAGCATCAAGATTGTCTACAATCTCCAGCACAGTGTTAGCATCGCAGTCAGCAGCATTTGCTTTGGTGCGAGCAACTGCGGGCTGTTCGTGAATAACAATCGAAGGAGGAATGATGCTGCCCGATTCAATCAGTTCCTGTGCAGGAGTGATCTCAATCACATCACCAAACACCAGTTTGTTATTCATGCCACGACCCTTAGGATTCTTGGAATGACGAGGAGTTGCAGTGAAGAAATAGCAGTTGTCTGCCATTTCAGATACCAGTGCAGTTTTAGGAAAGAATTGCTTGCTGGTAGCATTGTGTGCTTCATCGAAGTAAGCAACATCAATGTCAATACCTGCCTCTACAATACGGTGCAGAGAATGATAGGTGGTGAAGATCAAGCAGGACTCACCAGCAGCACGAGCAGTATTATTATACAGTGCAATCGTATCAGATTTGGTGCTGCTAAAGTGATGAGTTTCACCACTGTGAACGTGCAGAATGTGAACGTTCTTGGTATCAATCACCTCAAGATACTCAGAGCACAGTTGCTCAGCGAGCAGAATACGAGGGGCAACGATAACAGCAGTCAGACCACGCTCAGAGGCATCCAGAAGACCCTGCAAGTGCAGAATTTGCTCCAGTGTCTTGCCAGCACCCGTAGGTTGAATTACGATGCCCTTGCAGGCGCTCTGCATGGCAGCAATGGTGCGAGGTTGGTGAGAGCGAAGGCGAAGAGTCATAACCAGTTCGTTTCAACAGATATAATATACAGGAAAAGGCAGGAGCCGTCAAGACCCCTGCCCATTAGCGTTGCTTATCAAATCATTACAGGGTGATAAATTGTCCTGCTTGCACTTCTTCTTGGTGGTGATCTTGTGCAAGAAAAGCATGTTGACACTTAGAATGCTTCCATGGATAGCATCCATTCGTTACCTTGTAAATAAACACTTTATCAAGTGCAGATTCAAGATTAGCAAGTGCTACACTATGCACTTTCTCACGCTTCACATCAAGAGATTCAATACGAGAGGGGAGAGCAACAGATGCTTGAATATTCATCCAAGAATCGAGAGGAGTTTTTGCTGCTTCAGTAATCAGAGGATTAGTACGAGAACCCCAGTTATCCATGTTGATGTAATAGTTACGCACATCAGGATTGTGAAGTACGTTCTTCACATATGGGTCAGTAGAACGCTCAACGAACTCCTCATATGTTTTTTCGTTATGTGCAGTGAAACGTTCCAGTTTCACAGTAGTATTGCCACTGTTGTGAATAAAACTAATCATTTCCTTCACCAAACGACCCTGCACAGTTTTACTGAGAGAGTTGTTAGCAATCAAACGAATTTCATCTTCAATTTGTTGTTGGCAGATAATTTCACCAGCAGCAACACCAAATTTGATGTGCTCAATCACTTCATCTTCGTTGTTGAGAGTTGCGTGAAACACACGCTCGTTGTTCAGTGCTTTGGCAAAACGTTTACGAGCCCATTCGTTTTCGCAACGAACAAAGACAAACATATAACCAGGAATTCCGAGATATGAACAGGCATCATAACGGTGTCCACCAGTAACAACGTCACCAGTATCAATATCGACATAAGCAGGTGGTTGAGTACAATCAATACCATTCTGTTCAATATCTTCCTTAATCAAGGTCACTTTCTTTTGGTCCGTGCCAAGATAGCGTCCGATGTTATTTTGTTTTACAACGTTTTTCCAAAGTCCGTATTCTTTCTTGATAATCTCAACACCAGGAATGCCTTTGTCAGTAACTGGAAAAGTCCAGTTCTCGGGATCCATCAGCTTTTCATCAAAGTATTGACAAACATATTGCAGAGCGTCTTCAATGTCTTGAATTTCAAAAGTTGTCGTCATGTGTCAAATAGATTGAATGAAGTTATTATACCAGTTTTGAGGGGATCTGGCAACCCCATGTATCACTTATTCATCGAAAGTGTGGGAACAGGCATTCCACCTTCAGTAGGAACGTAGATGGTCACGTTACCTTTGTTTGATCCTTCTTCCAGACCAGTGATATACAGATACTGAAGATACTCACGGTTATCTTTCAGCGAATCACCGATGATTTGATTTGCTTTGGCAACACCTTGAGCGCGGATGATTTCAGCATCAGCAAGCTGTGATGCAGAATCTTTCTTTGCTTGTGCTTCCAACACTGCTACCTGACGAGTATATTCTGCCTTTTGCAGTTCTGCTTTACCAGCAAGAGATTGTTGCCACACATTATATTGTGGTCCACCAATAAACAGAATTGCAGCAAATGCACCCACACTAAGCACAACAAATACACCAGTGGGGTCAATAAAACCAGAATTACGAGTCATAAGAAATCTCCTTGTAGGTATAACCAAATCCACGTTGGGATTTGATGTTGTTTTGAATCTGTTGCTTAAGTTGTTTCATCTTGCGTTGAGTACGTTTATATTCACGATACTCATCGAGATAAGTTTGAAGAGTTGGTTGTTCAGGTTCCTGTTCAACAACTTCTTCGGATACTACATCAATTACTTCTTCATTCAACATGCGAGTGCTCCAGTAGGGATTTCAGCAATAGTGGGCATAGTGTTCTCTTCAAACAGATGAAGATTATAGCACACCCAGTCACCATTTACAAACAGGTAAGCATACTCTTCGCCAGAGTTGTTGTTACCAAGATAATCGTATTTGTTTTCATCAAGGCGAGGAGGAATAAACTCTTCGCCACGATCAGTATAATATTCAGGTTTGTTATTATCGTTCCAGCAAGTGCTCATGTCACCACCATCAATCAGTTCAGCAACTTTATCTTTGGTGTTGTAATGCGTCTTCAGAATACGTCCCAACCATTCGGGATAACCATCCCAATGATGATACACTGACAGTACAGATTCGTCAGCGAGTTGAATGCCAATGCGAGAGCGAGTTGCCATGATGTTCAGCGGTAAATTGCTTTGAAAAAGAATACGATGCCACCAACTAAAAGAATGAAGGTGGCGAGAACAGAAAGATTAACTACATCCATCAGTAGAGCAGAGAGAAAGAACCACAGAACTTACGAACCCACTGAAGAGTATCATAGTGACTGCGAGGTTTAGACATCACCATGCTGGTGTTGTTGTCAGGATTGAGAGCAACAGCAACGTATTTGTGGTCACATTCTTGCCATTCAGGAGTCACTTGCTGAATGAACATTTGACGAACAGTGCCTTCTTTCCAGTTGGTGACGTAGTGGAAGACCATCGGGGCGTCTCTCGATTACCTATGTAATATACTGGATTTGGGCGCTGGAGTCAAGGGGTTGATCGATCAGCGTTGCTTATCGATTCAGAACCTCACATTAACTCCCACTACCTTTGCTTTTGGATTGCGAGCAAGTGCAGTTTGCCGAGCATCTTGTGAATTGGTTGCCTGCACTTCTTCTTCAAACACTTTACCACCAACGTAGAGTTTAACAACGTATGTCATGATTTAATCAGCGAGCGTACAGATAAGAACCAGCCCAATCGGCATTTTCAAACAACCATTCACGATCTTTGATCAGGCGCAGATCATAACGAACACCTTTGGCAGGTGCTTTCAAACTAGCAGGTTTGTAGAGTTCACCAGTTTTCTTGTCAATAAAAGCATGAATGCTATCACGCTTGCCATTGATGCACATAAAGATTTTGTGATACTTACGACCCGAAGAATCCAGTTCGTAAGAATAGTTAGAGTGAGGAAGACCAGCACGATAAGCATAGTTACGCTTCTGGAAATCCTGCTGGAGAGCATCACACAGCATCATACCATACTTTACAACATTCAGATACAGAGTGTTGCGAGCATCTTGCTCTGCTTGAAAGTCAGCGAAGGTGGCAGTCACTTGGCGTTCCGTCGATTACCTATGTAATATACATGGAAACAGGTGGCGTGTCAAGCACTCCACCCATTAGTGTTTCTCATGAATGCCTCAACGACCGATAAGCGTGACTTAACTTCCAACATATCCTGCTGAAGATATTCATAATCGTTCTTCAAATACTCATGCTGAATAGCTTCATTGACAAATTTATCACGATACTCATTGAGTTCATCATCTGTCTCTACAAATAGATTTTGAAGTTCTTCGTATTTAATTTTGAGTTCTTCAAAGTTACGACGCCAAGAATCACGCTCTTTCTTCATGGCATCGTATTCCATTTTCATAAGAACTTCATCACTGTATTGTGCCATGTATTTAAGATCCTGAATAGTTTGATTCATGTTCTGCGATGAATTGTTCTAATGCTTTGGTAATATAATCTTGCAATTCATCTTGTGTCATACTATTAAAAATTGCATATTTGGGGTCGTTTGGATCCCATTCAATAGCAAGTGTGCCATCATCATTTTCACTAACTCTAAGAGAATCTTCAGTATACGTCATTAGGTTCCTCCCAATATCTATTCATCATAGTATAGTTAATCAACGCATCGATCTGTGCCTGAAGACGATTCTCCAGTTCATACAATGCGTTGGTTGTCTCTACATTTTCTTCCTCAAGTATCTTGACACGATTCTCAAGGTATGTTAATCGTTCATTCATTTCCATCAGAAACTACTCCATTGCCTTTACCCTGTAAAGATTTAGCCAATAACTGAGCGAAAGAATCCATATATTCAGCATCAAATGCTTGCATACCATTACTTGTCATGATACACTCTCTCATTTCTACTAGTTGTTGCCATTCTTGGTCGGTCATGGAGTTCTTTGGCGATTACCATAGTAATTTATCAGCAAATCCACACAAATGGGGATTTCTTAATATTCTCTTTTTTTTCATGTAACAAAAAGTTACAATTATATAATTCCCATGTATTTGAGATATCTACGATATGCGTGATATCTACCAATCGATGGTTGCCCAGGAACATTCAACTGATGACATATCTCACAATACATCAAAAATTCATACCATGGCGTAGTTTCATCTAGCACATGGTATGGGTATTCTTTAGAGTTTTCCACCTACTGTTCCCTCGTATGTTGTGGTAGCAGTCCAGCCTTCTTGGCATCCTTTAAGGTAAAATCTGGTTGCATTAATACAAGTGTCTCGCTGTAATGAGGTGATGAGTGTTCTCCCATCTTTGTGAAAACTTTTCCAAGTTTTCCAGCGAGTTTCTTCAATGCGGAATGTATCATCAATCCATTCATGTTCTGCGATTTCAGGATGCTCGTTTGGGAGGTTCATTCAAATTCACCATTGCGATTTTTGACTGTTGCTGAGTGATATATGCCCTCAATTCTGGTGTCTCTTCCCATTCCCAGATTGTTCCATCCTTTTGTGTGTAGGACTTCTGAATAAGTTGGATTTTCATAGATTTCAATGTTAATGATTTGTTCGTCATTCCAGTGTCGAATCACACCTGCTACAATAAAACAGTTAGTAACAAGATATGTAGTAAAGATAAGGGTGCGAATGATAGCAACCTTATCTGCTTCGTGGTCTTTGTTGCTTGCTTTTTGCCCCAGTGCTTTCGCCCACCAGCGCCACATCATTCGTTGTTGCTTCATACTCAGTTATTTTGTATCGTGTGATATGTTTGATGTAGTGGTCATAGCATTGAAACCAACAAGTTTTCTTGTCGTTACCATCTTTGTATTCTAGGCGAATAGGAAATCCAGTGTGAGGAAACTTATCAGGGTCATTGCTAAGTTTAATACTACATCCCTGTTGGATATTTGTGGGGGTCTTGGTATCCTCCTTGCCAGATTTTTTCTGAGTCGATCCCAGTTGTGCCCAGTTGGTGTCCGTTTCCGCTTTTACGGTAGCGCGGGTGTTCTTGGCAGGCTTCGTAGCAGGCGTCATAGAAACTTTTTTCGGCATAACCACATCCTAACATGAAAGATTTAAAAATGTCAAGCAACTCATGTGCGTCAAGGTCGTCGCACTTTGTTGAGATTGTCAGTGTCTTGGATGGGTAGCGTTCACCCATACACACCAGTTCGTCGTTTTTGTAAGTGAAAGTTGTTGTGCTCATCGTCCTGTCACATCCTCATAATCTTGTAGTTTACCATATTTGAAGTGAATACGCAAGCGTGGCCAATCTTCCCACAATCCTCCCCATCCTTCGGGATGGATTTCAATATACTTTGTCAACAAGTGTGGTTGATACTTACCATGTACGCCAGTTGGAATCCATTCGTGATTGCCCCATTTGATGTTAGGGTCATACTTAGGATGCCCTTCTTCATATACTTCAAAGGTGTGGCAACCAACATAGCTCGGATACCACAATAGACCATTGGGGTCTAACCAATAGTCAGTCATTGTGCCACCAATACCTTCTTCGATATCTTTAGTTTGGCACACTACATTTGTAAACTGCTCACCCAAATCATACGATGAGCGAAAGTAATCAAACATTCCCATGTTTCTCTACCGTAGCCCTCCAGAAATCAGTTGTCATTTCTTGCGACCCTGCTATTTTAGCAACAATGTTGCCATCAGTCAACGCCACAAGCGTTGGTGTAGCTTCAACACCACATTGCATAGCAAACTCAGACCACACGCCATTCTCTTTGGCATTAGTGATAGTTACAACATTCTCCCAACCATCAACCTTCTTCAGTTGTGTTTCGGCATACATGCAAGGTCTACAACCTTCCTGCACGAATAAGTGAATCTCGGTCATGTCGTTGTCATCCTAAGTTTGTTGAAACTATCTATAAAGGTTTCCCATGCTCCATCATTAAACTCTTTAGTTTCGTATGAGAAACGATAACCACTTTCTTCTTGCATGGCATAGTCAATCTCACACTGAATCAGTGCTCTCAGTTGCTCAATCTGCTCTTTAGTCATACAACTTACCTCGTATCATTTTGAGACATTCATTCCATTTGTAGGAGTTTGTGTCATGCTCTTTCGGTAACCATTCCTCAACAGCATCTACAATCTCATAACTCATATCAACAGAGAAACCAAGTTTGTCTCTCATTACATGCCACAGTGATTCAGTCATAAGGCACCTGCACATCTTTTTTCCAAACATCAGTAAAGCACAACCAAGGCTCTTCTTTGTGTGACATTTCTGCCATCCAATGCTGCCCGTTTTCATCAATCGCATCCAAGTAATGAATGCGTGTCTTAGGGTCAATCGTGCGAGTCACATAAACAAACTTTACTTTATTCATTTTACAAAAGCCCCAATAGCAGGAACATCACCACAAATCTCATTCACTCTTCCCACTGTTTGGTCTTTGAGTGCTTGACGACACTCCAAGTTTTTATTGTATGTTTGTTGGAATAATACTCGTTGTTGTTGATCACCATAGGTAAGAACAGCAGCAGCAACGATTATAAAAATAGGGATAGTCAAAAATACCCAATCAAATCCATCAAATTTCATAGGTTTTCAATCTCCTCACACAACGATAGAAGGTCAGCACACATAATAACACCAGGAGAAACCTGTAGTTGGTTAATCACCTCACGGAGAGTAGCAGCAAGATGTAGGTTAGGGTCGTGTTGTGGGTCATAATAATAATGAGAAAACACTTTGTCTGCTTTTTCTTTCATATCAGAAATCATACTTAGCCTCCGTTTCTTTCATACGCAGCAGGAAACCATCATCACCAATGTCACCACTGTAGAGATAATCAATGTCTCTCATAATCGTTGCCATCTTACGCAGTTTGGGAATCTGCTCTCGCAACACATCAATCACATCAGGGTCATGGTTAGGATACCATTTCTCACCATAATATCCACTACCATCTTTTGCTTTACCATTATTCTCAATCTCTACTTCCAACTCATCAGCAAACTGCGATACCTTGTGGTAATCGTAACCACAATCTCCAAAGTGTCCGCCGCTCATTTTACTGCCTCCAGTTCATCAAGTTTCTCATTCACAAAACCAGTCATATCAAGTGTGCGTGGATCTACACCTTCATCAAGACAATCAAGGTTAAACTCCATCACAGCACCAAGAATCAGACAAGCACGTCGTTTGTCATGCTCGGTGATAGTTGTGTGGGGCAGAGCAACATAGGCAACAATGTGCTCGTAGAGTTCGTCGTAAGTCATAATCAATCCCAGGAAACATTTTGAAGAAGAAAACCAGGCATTACATAAGTATATGCACCAAGACCATCAACACCGCCAACTTTATACTCAAACTTATATTCAAACTTATTGTGACTATCCCATGTCACAAATCCCTTCTCTTTATCAAAGCGAGATTTAATAGTCAAAGCAAACCGATTAGAATAGATATTGCGAGTGCGAAGGGCACCACCCTTTTCACGGGTTTCGACTACCTTACATGTATCCATTTCAAACTCATTCTTTGCTTCTAAAGCACAAGGAGTTTCGTATACAAAGGGGCGATAGGTTTGTTCTGGTGCTGCAAATGCAGGTGCAGAAAGAAGAATAGCAGCAGCAAAGATAAGTTTGTTCATCCAATTACCCTCCAACATACAGTAGCATTTCCCTTACGGGTGGATTCAATGTGAGCAAATGCAGCATAACTTAAGTCAAGGTCTGCATGAGAATAGGGGCCGCGGTCATTTACACGAACAATTACTTGTTTACCGTTGTCTTGGTTTGTAACCCTAATCTTACTTCCCATAGGCAAGTAAGGATGAGCAGCAGTCCAACGATAAGCACTAAACCTCTCTCCATTTGCAGTCATATTACCATGAAATCCGTCACCCATTCCATAGAATGTAGCGATTCCACACACAAGACCAGCAATAATCAAAAGTCCTCCTCCTCAAAAGTAAAGTATTCGTAGATTTCAGACATTACAGCATCGTCAATGCGCTCCATAATGGCACTTGGCAAAGGATTCTCTACATGTTTGTGTGCAAGATGCCAACCACGACGCACACCTTGTTCAATCGCCATCTCTAAGATGACACGAGTTTTAGGTTTCATAGTATTACATCCTTGATTTCAGTGATAACTTCCCAGTGTGCGTCAGCTTTATCACCGAAGCGATTGCTACCAGTGCGAGTGCTGACCCAGAAAAAGTATTTACGATTCTCAGCAGCGAGAAACAACTCACCGCCAGTATCCTGCTCCACAACACAAACGGGGTTGCCCTCCATTGTGTTAGCGAGGCGATTCTTTGCCTTGCTACTCTTAGGTTTTACAACGACCTTTCTCATTGTTTTAGATGCTTGAGCAGTTCAGGGAAGTTTGCTTTACCATGTAATAATACCCCACCCACCACGCACATGTCAAGTAGGAAAAGGATTACTAAAAATAATGTGATGTATAACTTATCCTTATCAGACGGGTTCATGGATACCTGCCGACAATCTCAATAGTATATTTTATTTGCCCACCAAATCCAGTAAATGATTGGTCAATATCTGCTGAGATAGCAGATAACACTGCTTTCTTGTTAGCAACATCTTCTAATACTTTGAGGAAATGTTTTTCCATTTGTGTTTTTGGTGCGTCAAAAGCAAAACATGTTGGTGTTCTATTTACAGATGATGTAGTTTTGCCATTACTAATCAGTGCATCAGGTTTGAAATAGCTACCATCCATACTGATAGCACCATTATTTACAGTGGCAGCAGGAATGACAAATGCACCACTATCCATGATTTCTTGCCCACCATTGATAGTTAATCCTGGATTGGTGTTAGGTGGGTTAATACTAATAATATCATTTCCCATACCTCCATAAAGGGGAGAGAAGTATTCGGCGGCGGTGCCATAATCCTTTTTTTCTTCTACTACCTCTTCTTTCTTTTCGCCGTAGATTTCTTCGTATTTGTCAAGTAGTGGATTGCTCATCGCTTTTTTTTCCTGTCAATAACTTCTACATGTGTTAAATGCCCTGCTGGTGTTTGCATCCATCGTGCAATTACTTCATCATACCATTCGTATGTTTCTACCCTACCACTAGCATAGAATACTTTGTATTTGTGCCTGTCATATGTTTTATAGCAACTCTGCTCAAAATATTCTGGTGATGATTTAGGAATCAGTTGTGTCATTGATATGATTCTCCATATCTACCATAGTTTCGTGGTGCTGATGTGAGAAAATCACAGCGAATCTCAAACCACTTCCAGCGGAATGAGAATCCTGTGAGTGACCTACTACCGAAACTAATCAGCAGCATTGGGAATATTTCAGTGGCAGGGTATTCATCCCATTGAATAGTCATATCCAACAGTGCAAAATGTGGATACCATGAGAGCAGTTGGTAATACCATTCGTGCCCGTAATCTTCGTAGTGATAGTAGTTGAAGAGTTTCATTCTGCTAATCTCAGTTTACGCTCAGGTGAAGGAATGTGAATAAGAAACGGGTCATCGTATGGATAGATGTATTCATCATACCATCCATGGCACAATGCTTCCCAGAATTCTGGTGTGTTGTAACTATCCCAAGCATACATGAAGTTGTGGAATCCGTCAAGGAAAAGCTCTAATCTTGTTGGTTCTTCAAATCTCATAGTATCATCCGCAGTTGGGCATCCATAAAGTAGAGAGTTTCTTTCCTTTTGCAGTGATGTTGAAATGGTCAATCTGACCATCCTTGTGATAGATTCCACACCAGAGGAATCCATCATCCATCATCTCAAAGTGTATCATATCAATATCCCTGACGACAATCTCATCAGGGTTCTTTTCGTCGTTCATTTCTTGTAGAATTCAATTTTGAGTTGTGTGATCAGCAAATCCAGTTTGTCACTCACTCGTTGAAGTTGATCTTCAAGCATATCCAAACGATACTCTGTAATAGATTCTCGTTTAATTGACATTGGATCAATTGTTGCCATCGTTCCTTGTAATGAGTTAAGTAATTCCTTGTCAATCATGAGTAGTTAAAGTAAAAGTGGGTTTCCCAATCTAATGCTGGTTGGTCTCTACGCTCAATCATCTTCACAATATATGCAGGAATCAGATTAGCATACTGAGTCATAAACTCTTCTTGTGTGGGCATTGTAAGACCATGAATGTAGTGCTCTGCGCCCACACCAATAAACTTAACGAATCGCTCTAGGTCATAATCTTTACCATCATGTATAGCATAGTTACGGCATATTTTCAACCAGAAAGACATACCCTCACCAGTGGCAAAGTATTCAATAGCAAAGAAGCGATAGAATGGTCGCTCAGTTTTAGCAAGCTCTTCTAGTGCTGGTTTATATTCTTCAATTGCTTCTTTAGCAATGTTGATTACCTCTCTTTCTTGTTTTTCAATCTCTGCAAGTTGTTTCAGAGCATCACCATTTTCTTCGTAGAGTTTATCTACTGCTTTAAGTGCTGCTTCTCTTCGTGCTGCTTCTTCAAGCATTTCTTCGTGTGTCATGTGTCACCTCAAAACATACTGAATTAAATTTACCTTTGACTCCTCTGAGTTCTATTTTAGTATGTTGAGAGTGAACATGCACATGCTCAACATAGTATTTGTCACCTACTATTAGAATCCCGTTTGGGTCATCGTTAGACCCCCATCTTACCTGCTCTATAGTGCATCCGAGATACTTTACCGTGTCTCCTGCTTTGATTCTATCCATTCTTGCCCACCCCAGATTAGGCCATGTGTCTCTATATATTTGATTGAGACGCTCGTTACCATAATCAATCACGGTTGTGTTGTGGTTCGCTTACATATGTGGGTGGATGATATTTTAGATACTCAAAGAATGTGAGTTTCATTTCTTTTTGTGTCATACCACAGTGAGCTGCAGCAGCAGGAAGTGTCATTGTGCAGTTAAACAACCCCTCATTTGCCTCCCTGACATTCTGAGGAGTTGTTTTAACTGGTGGTTGGTATAGTGCTGTCTTATTGATTTTTAGAAGATTCATCTTTCCAAGAGTCAAGAGTGTCAAACAGTTTGTCCACAGATTTCAGTTTTTCAATATCACACATCAATTCTGCGATACCCTGATTCACTACAGGACGCTCATTTCGTGCTGCAAATGCAAGTGCATTACGCAGTGCTGCTTGTGCTTCGTCAAGCGATTCTTCTACTTGTTTAGATAATGCCATCAGTCAGTTGCTCTCCATTGTGAAATTTTAGTGCGAACGGTTTGAAACTCTTCTACATGCTGAAGAATACGATGTGCTGCTTCTTTTGCAGTTTCTTGGTCGTCTTCATTCCAACTGGAAACTTCAGTCCACACATAATAGATTTCATCAACGATAGAATCAATCAGTTTGTCATAGTGGGTCATTTGATTACCTCCAGTTGACGCTTGAGCGCCTGCTTACGAGCTTTTGCTTGACGCATTGCCTGTGGTTTCAGTGTACGTTTCTGCTCTTTTTTAGAGTGATGTTGCCAGTTGGGCGTAGTCATTGTCCTGTTGAGTGTGTTATTATGTAGGATTATTCAAAAGTTGGGCAGACAAAATAGGAAACTTCGTCGCCTTGTTCAGCAGCACCCCATTCATGAAACTCTTCAACAAGAGCAAAGATGTCACGGTCACGGTCACCCATCTTATCAAGGATTTCGAACCGTGCTTCTACATATTCAAGAATGTTTTCAACAACGGTTTCAACGTCATCCGAGTCAATCATCGGAACTACGCCGTCGTCACCGTAATCGATGATACCTTTCATGGGTGTCCTGTTCAGTGCTCTGCTACTGTAGCACAGGCGTCAACCCCCTGTCAAGCCCCCTCTTCAGAAATATTTAACCCAGGACGAATTTGCTCATTTTCATATACCATAACACCATTAGAATCATACACTGAACAATGAAACCAATGTAGTAAACTAGGAACTTGGTCTCTTCTTGGAAAATTATCTTCAACAAATTCAATTGCAGAATCAGCATTCATAAATTCAATATAATTATATTCCGAGTGTGTAATTGCATAATATGCATTGTCTGAAAGGTGTTCTTTATAATAAGACCAAACTTCATTAATTAAATTTACGTCTGAGCAACGTTCTAGAGATTGATTTCTAAAAAATACTAGAGCAGTACTTTTAGTTTTAACATAATACTCAATTAAATCATTCAAATGTTTAATTTCCATGTAACTATCCTATTTTTCTTAATTTATATATTAAAGTTATTTTCAATCCATAAAATTCTCTACAAATATCTTCCGTATAAAAATACAAATCTGAAGGAAAAACTATCATAGATCCTGGTTTGGGGAAAATTGCTTCATATTTACCATCTTCTTGTACTAAAATTGTTTTTCCACCCCATTCAATATCCCACTGTTTGTTTAAAAATATCATTGCTAAATGAATATTTGGGTCATCTACTGTACTCAGTGATCCATTCATTCCATAAGTATGTCCAGCAGCATAAACTTCCAAGAGCTGGTATTTGTTAGGTAAATTTCTGACAACCATTTCATAAATATGCTTATTAAAAATATCAAATTCACTTAATGGTGATACCCAATACTTTTTATGTGGTTTTTCATCTGAGTCAAAATATCCAAATCTCCATCTTGGTTTACTAAGATATTTTAATGCATCATCAACTATTTGCTCATCAAAATAACTATCAAAAAATTTCAAATTAGACAAATCACTCATACAAAATCTCCAAAATTTCTTATTAAAGTCGTTCTAGTTTTTTCTATTTCCATTTTTTGAGAGTAAGTCAATTCATTTTCATATTTTTTTATAAATGATGTAAGTTCTATTGCTGATTGTCTTACCGTAATATCTCTAACCAAGGAAGACATCCAAAGAACTATAACATATCTAGATCCAGAAGTTACAGGATTTATTTTATGAGCAAAGTTTGTTGGGTAAATAAAAGCTGTCCCTGGTTTACATTTTTTTTCTATTTTTTCAGTGCCTAGATCTAAAACCAACTCACCACCTTCATAATTATCATTTAAAAAAATAGTAACGGAATAATCTGCTCTGATTCCATTCATGATATAACTATCAACATGCCAGTCATAATAGTCACCCATATCATATTTTAAAAACGTGGGAGGATTAGCATCATCTATTAATAAATCTGCTCTAATATCAGTACTATTGATGTCTTCAAATACTTTTCTGCTTATTAATTGAACATCTTCTCTTTGATGGATATCTTCCAATGTCCAACATTCTTTTACTTTTGTGTGCATATTTCCGCGACGAGTAAAAGATTTGGGACCAGATTGACTTCTAATCCACTCAGCAGTTTCAAAGTATCCCATCAATTGCCTAATTCGATGTATATTCAACAATTCATATTCAAAAAACATTTTAAATCATCTCCTTATATTCTTCATTACCAAGATTTGTAAACTGTTGTACTGCTTCCAAATATGTTTTTTTAACACTATCAAATGGATAGCAAATATTTGCAACAAAAGAATATGGAATTCTAAATGAAATTTCTGGAGTATAAGGATTCCATCTTCTCATATTCAATTCAAATTCACCATCAGATTGTTCACCTAAATGAAGTTCCATTGGGTAATTAAACAAATAACAAATATTTTTTTCAATATTATTTTCTTTGTTTACAATATTTTGCAAGTATGTGATTATTCTCTGACCAGTTGTTAGTGTAACAACAGAAATTTCTGAATTATCCATAATATTAACACGATTTTATCCTATATATGTACCATCCTCAACTGCCTGAATCATCTGATCCAAAGCATCCTCTGGGGCATCAGATGTTAACTGCTCAGACACAGGTATTGGATTAAATTTATTCAATCTTACTAAATGTCTAGCAGAAAGATAATCAACAACTAGTTGTTGAATTTGGGAATAATACGCCTTATCTATTGTCACAAATTGTTCAATCGTTGACAAATATTCCACTCCTTCATTCTTTAATAAAAATTCATTTTTGTATGATAATGGATCTATAGGAAATAAAACTTGATTTGGTAAAAGATCCTGTTGCTCTTGTGGAATATTTCTCAATTTTGTACGATACAATTTCCACAATTCTTTATCCTCAGCAGAACAATCTGAATCTTCAATGAAAGGCCAATCAGATTCTGACAATAAAAAATTTCTAATACATTTTATTCCTACCCAGGAAACAGATGTATTTTTACCATATCTTCTATAAATTTCTTCTTTAATATCTTCTTGTTTAAAATCTATATAAGCAAATAAACAAGATTTTATTGTTTCAACAAAATTATCAATATCTTCTTTAGTTACTTCTGTCCATTCATACGTTTTCCAAACAAATTCGTTTGTTTGGAAATTTTTCACATATTTTTTTCTTTCAATATAACAATATCCATTTTCATACAAAGAAAAAGCCGTCAATCGATCATTTTCTGAGTCCCAAAAAGGATACAATTTTGGATAAATATAATCTACCCAAAATTGATCATCAATAATCTTAATTTCACTTCCATATTTAATTTGTCTTTGCAAAGCATTGACTTGTAAAACTATAGTATCCATATTTTTATGGTAATTTGTTGAACCATCCTGTCGCAATGTATTTATCTTGCGAATAAACCGTTAACCCTCGATGAACATGAGTCATTCCAGCTGGCCATATTAATAGTGTTCCTTTAGATGGAGATATTCTTAATTTTTGATACATAAATTCTGTTTCTGCTTCTCCTTCGGGCATATCATTAAGGTATATCATCCAAGTAAGTTCTCTATCGGAAACATGATATCCAGAATTTTCGTAATGCCAAGTGTGATAACCACCATTGGGACTAGTTTTTTGTATTTTTACATTTGTTGACATTAAATTTACAATGGATAATTGATTGTATTCATCAACATATCGTAAAAAACAAGTATGTAAGTATTGATTGATATGATTTGTTAGTTCATGATCAACATGATTGAGCAACATCGATAAATCATTTCTTCCCAATTTTCCAGTTCTGTTTTCAAATTGATGATGCCCTTCTCCATACATAATGCTACTATTATCCAACCCAGCATCAAAAACTTCTATAATTTTATCACACAAAATAGGACTTACAAAATTTTTCCATATACCTATAAAATCATTAAACTCACAAGGAATGGAAAAAGGATCAACTATAGGTTCTACACTCATAACTCAAAATGCTTTTATCATGTATTTAACTCTATGATACCTCGTTATCAAAGGAATGTCAATCTTAGGAACTAAATCCGAAGTTATGCTAAGAGGAACAGAGGATGACATTTTAAATGTACCATCATTAATTTCAACACCAGCAGAAGATATAGGATTTCCAGATGGTGGTATATCTTCATCAATAAAATCGATATTCATTGGAAGTTTTCCTGCTTGCGTAACATATGTAGTAGTTTCAACTTGATTATAATTAAATGTTACTTTTTCTATGCCAAAATTATCATTAGTTGATGTGCTGTCACCTCCACTATGATTCTGTCTAAAACTTAACAATACATCAGGATCTTGCATTTCAGGGAGAAAATTAAAAGTATAATCTTTCCAAACGTTTGCTCCAGCAGCATTGACTTCTGTTGCTGTAGTGTAAGCAGGAATTAATTGCCCAGCAACAGTCCAAGACGTGCCATTATCGACACTATAATATATACTCAATGGTTCTTCTGGTATTTCCCCTCCATTACTATTATTTCCAACTATTGCTCTAACAACCATATTGTTTATATTTTGACCATTTAATTCTATAGTATTTGCAAATCTTACTCCAGCAGTTCCATTACCACTAAATCTCAGGTACAATTGAGAATCTGGACTCGTGAAACCACCAGTAGAACCACTACCAGTTCCAGAAGAAACATAATCGACTCCATCACTAGAACTATCAATCAATCCAACTGTAACTGAAGTGCTAGTTCCTGTTGTTGTACTTGGAGTACCATATCTAACCATTGCATATGCACCCGAACCAACTGTAACTGAAGACCCAGCTAATATGCCAGTGAGACGGAAAAATACATAAGATCCAGAACCGCCGCCGCCGCCAGCTGCACCATAATAAGAAGCATCATAACTACCGCTTATATCAACAGATCCTGTTCCACCACTACTATTTTGTCCACCAGAATTCGTAACTGATTGTATATAATCGGTATCATATGCAGATTGACCTCTGCTTCCTCCATATCCATCACCATTATGAACTACAGTTCCGCCTCCGCCTCCGCCAGATCCAGAGGTAGTTCCTACACCACCACCACCGCCGCCGCCGCCTGCAGAAGTACATGATGCACCAGCACCATTTGCTCCAGTTCCAGCAAAAACCGATGATAATCCTTGAGCATCATCCGTACCATTTAGTTGACCAGTTTGATAACTATCAGCAACACCATCACCCTGTCCACCGCCGCCGCCACCGCCGCCAGCTCCAACTAAAGTTGTTGCAGGAGATTGTAATCCAACTGCACTGGATGATCCACCAGCACCGCCACCTAATCCACCATTACCATTACCACCATTACCACCCCTAGAGAATCCTGTTTGTGAAGCAGAACCTCCAGTAAGTCCACTGCCAGACCCACCACCGCCACCAACATATATTACCAAAACATTTCCAGTGTTTAATCCACCAGTACCAACTTTTGCTGTAGCAATAACACGTTTTCCACCATTACCAATACCACCGCCACCACCAGCACCATTACCACCACCACCTCCTCTTACATTAATAGTTAAGCTGGTTAAAGGATATCCAGTACCAGGGATAGTATAGGTAGTACTAGTAGACCCCAAACTAGTTGAACTAGTATATGACGAAGAAAAAGAAACGACATTTGAAATATAACTACTGGATCCATCACCACCATTTCCAGTAAATCCTTGAGGATCTTGACCTCCTTGACCTCCTTGAGGAGCACTAGATCCTATATATCCACCCCCAGCACCACCAGCATTTCCAGAAACATATGATGGCGTTCCAGTATATGTCCCTCCAGTAGGTGCTGATGCTGGTGTTGTTGTCGCGCCAGCAGATCCACCAGCGCCACCAGTGGTAGAAGTAGCGGATGATGGTTTAAATCCCTTGCCCCCTCCACCAGCGGTCCATGTAGTACCAGATATAGTAAAAGAAGCAGAACTTCCATTTGTTCCATCACTATTAGTTGATGCCCCAGTCCCGTTATCACCCTGCAATCTAACTTCTATTTCAGTTCCACTAACTGTTGGAGCAGCAATGTTAAACGTTCCTGCTCCCTGAGTAGCAGAATTATACTTTATTTCATAAGTATATGTTGTCTGCCCCTGAGTAATTATTGTTTTTCCACCAACAACTGAATTATTATCAAAATCATATACCAACGGAGAAGGAGTAGATATTGTAGTAACTGGAGTTTGTGGTAATTGTCCAGCAGCTTTATACGAAGTATAAAAAACAATATTTCCACCAGTACCAGATGTTAAAGTTAATGCTGTATTAGAAGCCGCTTCGTTTTTAGTACTAGCTAATTTAAAAGTATTATCATTTATTTTTATAACATAATAAAATAAATCTGTTTCTATAGCAACCGCTGATTGCCCCGTTATTTGAGTAGTTGCTTTCGTAGATTGTGTATTTTCTTTAACTACTATGCGATTGCCAGTAACCAATCCATGGGAACTGGAAGTAATTTGATTTGAAGATATATTTGATGCAGTAACGGTAATTTCATTTTTTTCTCCAGGACCAATAAATTCTCCATAAGTAGAGGTAGTTGGATCGGTGGAAACATAATCAACAAATCCATGAGTATGTGTAATAGAAGCAGAATCTGGCGGAAAGAAGTATTGTATTCCTGTACTTGAAGTTTTATAACTAGCACAATAATAATCATTAGCCAATGTATTGCCTTGACGAACACCTACTTCATTAGATTCACTACACAATACGTCATGATTATGTTCTGGAATTCCAGTCAATAATTTTTCCGATAAAGGTCCAACTCTCAATTTTTGAGATCCACTTAAAGTAGCAGTTGCAATATCGGTAATATTACTATATCCAGTTATGACTACATTTCCAATGGAAAATTTACTTTCCTGACTAGTTTTAGAAAAATACCATTTTCCACCACTATTGCCCACCGCAGATATGACATTTCCATATATTGGAGTAGATCCCCCAGCAACAGCACCAGTTCCAACAAGAGTTCTTGTCTTATAATCTGGAACTTTAAAAGTTCCAGTCATACTACCAAAAGCACTTAATTGTTGAGAATTTCCAGCAGTTCCTCCATATTGTGTTCCTATTATTTTAAATAATAATGGATAATCATTTGCATTATATGTAGATCCATCGCAATATAACCAACCTTCATATTGATCACTAACTGAATTTAAGTTCAAAACAGTTACAACTCTAAATTTTGCATTATTTCCGCTTCCAGGTTGCTGAACATACAAAACATCATCAACAGCATATCCATATCCTGGATTTTTAATCGTAATTCCACTAATTTGATTTGACGCATTTGCAATTGCAAAAACAGTAGCACCATATCCAATACTACCAACAAAAGTTATAGTTCCACTAGTTCCAAGTGTATCTATAGTTTGAGTAGTTGGGGTAGCTGCAGTCGCTTGGGCATATGTTAACGACAATTTAAAAGTGTTAGTAGTCACAGAAGCAGCATAAAATGTTCTTCCATATATTAAAGAATATGTGCCAACAACACAAATCGTTCCTTGAGTGTTACTTTTAACTATTAGTTTATCACCATTAGATAATCCATGATTGGCAACATAAAAAGTATTATTTGTGGTATTAATCCCGTTTGTCGATGTCGATCCCGAACTTCCCGTGCTGTTTACTGCATATGATTTAGGAAGCATGAATAAACCATAAGGATTATTATTAGATCCCGTAGTATTATATCCAGATCCAGATGATAAAGGAGAAGAATAAGAATCTATGACTCCCGTATCAGCAATATTAGTTCCACTAGCATCAAATACAGGAACAATACTTCCTATAGGAGCTGTAGAAGATCTAGAAACTTTATCTGTTAAATAATTTGATCTTACGTTTCTTGCCATTTTTATATTTTAATTAGATATTCTACTATTGTAAAAGGAGGAACCATATCATCCAACGCAACTGTATTTTCTGGACTAATACTAATAGTAGCTTTCAATCCATCCGTGGGAATAAAAAGTTCTCCTGTCGTCATTGTATATGATGTTGGATCAACAGTATAATTTATAGTATGTTTGTGCAGGGTAGGATCATCTTCATAATTATAGTCATCTGTTATTTGTACTACGTTCGATACAGTAATAGCCGCTTCAATATCTGTGTCTGCAGATGGATCAAATGGCAAAACATTATTCAATTTTGCCGTGTGAGAATAACCATTATCGCCACTCTGAGGTATATCATCAGATCCGACATTATTATTAGTAGAATTATATCCATCAGAACTACTGCCACTTATAGAACCGCCAATACCAATAGTAAAATTTGTTTTAATAAATCCTAAACATGTTTGCTCTGCTTGAGCTTCACTTTCAAAAGTATATGTTTTATTATTAGGAACTAAACAATTTTGAATCATTCCTGAACATCCAGAATAACAAACTTCCCAGTATTCAATACTGCATCCATTCAAAGTAGGTAACAAATTACCCGCATTTGAATCCTGACCTATTAAATAAAAATTACAAGCTGGTTGAGCTTCTAAATAACCACCCTCAGATGGTTGACCAGTGGCATCAAACCAATTATTAACTCCTATAGTAGTAGCATTGACATAATAATTATCCTCTAAATATATATTATTTAAATTTTTAGGTTTAATTCTACATCTACTAGTATTAGTATAATGCACATGAGGTGCCATACTCTTAATGTCAACTACTTCTTCTTCTGTGTATTTTGGTTTTGTAAAACTAAGATTTCCTAATAAATTTGCTGTTTGAGGTGGAATTCTAAATAAACCCTGAAATGATACAGTAGCAGAATTGCCGACATTGGTAGTAATAGAAACTCCAATTCCTGCTTTAGAAACTGTTTGTCCAGATGCATTTACAGTTGTGTGATTATTAATAAGACCTTGGTTAGAAGTAGCAGTTGCTTTTAAATACTTTGATCTTAAATCTGGTAATTGAAATTGATTTGCATTTAATGTTTTATCTGGTTGACGAAATACAGAAGCATCACCAGTTCCCAAAACTTCTGCGAGTGTTGGATAAATTATTGCTGATTGAACAGAACCATCACATCGCAAATAACCAGCTGGTAATTTAGCGACGTTATCCGCATCATTTGGATCTGTAGAAATTAAATCAACTGGAAATGCTATAATTGTTCCAGATGTTGTGCCAAATTTAGATTTTTCTTTTTGGTAAAAAACTGGCATCTTAAAACGCTCTTATAATAGTTATAATTGTTTGTGATGCTGTAGAAACATCCGCCAATATATTAACCGCAGATGGTATATCAATAGGTTGTACATTATAAGTTTGCATATTTGATACAGAAATATTAGTTGGAGGTCTTAAACTACCAATATTCATGGTCAAATCAAATGTAAAATGATTGTGAGCAGTCCAAGCACTAGAAGTAGGATCTTCTGCCGAATGAGAAAGAGTTGTGGGATATGTAGTGGTTTTATCATTATTTAAATAATTTCTTCTACCAAAAAAAGTATTTGGCGGTGGAAAAACACCAGATCCTCCTGCTGCAGTCCCATACACAGCTTTCATTTGATGCCCATAATTGTAAGTATCGTTAAAAGTAGGTGTTTGTGGAGCAGATTGTTCGATGCTTCTTTGAACTCCAACTGGAGGTATTGTTTCATATGATAATGTTTGATTAGCTTTAACTCCAGCAATTATAGATGCACCCGTATTATAATTACCATAAAAATCTTTTTTGCTATCAGTAAGAACCTGAGTATTTGCGTCATAATATGTCACCTTTCCATATCCACCTGCCCATGCATCTGGATTATCCGATCCAACTCCCTTTAAGTTTGCACTAGTCCATTTACCACCTTCAATATCAACACTAGGAGCTTGGAAAGCTTCTGCATATTTTCCATCTGGTATCGCAGAACTATACTTACCTTTATGAGTATGAGCAGGAGTATGTTTTAATCCCAGTTTTCTTCCTAATATGTAATAAGTTTTAGACCATGTAGGAGGATTCAAAGTAAACCCATTAATAACACCAGCAAGAGTATTACTATTTTGCATAGTAAATTGCAAATCGCCATCACCAGAATATATTGTTGGAGGTGTAATCGAAGTTCCGTCTCCATTAATCAAAGCACCAACTACAGTTTGTGCATCACTTTGTCCATACTGATATTGTGTTTCATTTAAATAAGAATTTTCATGATCTATAAGTGCTCTGTTAGTCAGATTTGGAACCTGAAATATATCATCATCATTATAATTTGGATAATTATTTTTTATGCCATCAGAAGTTGGTCCATAAGTATTACCAATCACAGATGCAAGTAGCGGCAGTTGTTTTGCTAGCCACGTTTTGCCGTCACATATTACCCAACCATGTGGCACATTAGCTTCAAAGTTACCAAAAGAAGAATTGCCAGTCCAAGGCATTATAGTGCCTATTGGCATATTTTTTAAAGTTTTTACTCTATTATATGATACCATATCAAACCTCCACTAACCACCAACCTTGATAAGCAGATGGGATAAAATTAGTTCCATCTGTTGGTCCAATATATAGCAATCCAAATCCAGCATTTCTTGTTTGAACAACTAATTCTCCACTTGCATATGGTGTTGTCAATCCACCTAATGTAGTTCCAATAGTGTCTCCTTGAATAGGAACTGGGTTTCCATTTACAATTGGAGCTCTAATTACCAAAGTATTATTATATGATAATGCACCAGCAACTTCAACAAATCTTATCATATCTCCTGTATTCGGAGTGGAAGGTAGATTTAAAATAAATGTTCCTGTGCCAGAAACAACTGCAACTGCATAATTTACGTTAGATTGTAGATTAGTTCCTGAAGTATTTACAAATTGCCACTTTCTTCCACCAGTTTTAGTATAGAATCCAGTTTGACCAAAACTATCAATAGAACCATCTTGTCTTATTGTAAAGTTATTTGCACCATTTACACCGAGTTTTTGTACGTCGAATATTGCCTGAGCAGCAGATGGAGATGTAGAGGAGATGCCCTTTACAGTTAATAATCTACCAACAGATGTATCACCATATACTGAATCAATAGAGAAAACTGGATCAGTAGTATTTTCAAATGGGTTTGGAGAATTGAGTTGTGTAGCAGCTGGATCTTCAACACACAACGCTGGATATAGACGTAAGTTTCCACTTATTTTTGTATCAGCAAAAATCCCAACCCTACCTGGCTCATAATGGTGTTCATCATTATTTTCTACACGGAACAATGAAATTAATCCTTCAGTGCCCTTAATATCAAAATTTCCACCCTTAACCGTTACATCATCATGAACAGTTAAATCCCCTCTTTCATAATTTGTTTTAACTAATTTAATATTAAGAGCATTTACTGTGCTACTATTAACAATAAACCACTCACTATCAATTAAAACATAATGTTGTCTATCTAGATACTTAGGAACTAAATCTGAATTCGTTAATTTAATAGTTATTAAACCACTTGTTGCTGTTCCATTAATTGCATCAATAATAGTTGTTGTCTCCTCGCGGAGATACATTTCTTTAACAGCCGCATTTGCACTATGAGTTTTAGCAGTAGTCGATAACTGTCCTCTAGCAACAATGAGATATCCAGAGTTATCTGCCGTTCCAGTTTTAACTGGAGTTGCAGTAATTCTCATAAATTCACCGCCAGATTCCTGACTTACTAGAATGTAAATATTTCCACCAGTTTCTGCATCATATTTAAAACCAGTTATATCATTAACGTAAATTGTAGTTGCAGTTGTAGAAGTAATTGCCTGACTCAATAACGTAGAACCAACAGCATTATCTGTAGCAGGAGAAGTTAATATAACTGTGGCAGTTGCGCCAGCACTATGAGCGGCGGCAGTTGTTCCAAATTCTGCTCTATTAGCAGTAATCTCACCAATAGCATTTCCTATTACAGTATCACCTGTGCAAGTGTTTACCGATAAAGTAGTATTAACTCCATCAGTAATTTTCAATACTTCACATGTTCCTCCAGATGGAGTTCCACCTACAAGTGTCAATCCTCCATACATTGTCACACTACCATTGGCAGTAGTTAAATTCGGATTGCCAATAATAGTATTTCCATTTGTCGAATCAACTTCAAAAACTGTCAGAGGTGTAGCAGCACCATTATTGACTGTTAATTTTTTAGGAGTTGATTGTGTTGTTCCAGTAATTTTAACTGCTTCGCCAGAAGTTCCAGAATCATTTCTATCAACAATTATATAATCTCCATTATTAATACTTCCACCAATTTCAGCAAGAGAGAAAGATGTTGAAGAAGATGTTGGACTATTAGTTAACCAAGTAGCATCAAATTGAATATTTACTCTGTAAATAGTAGTATCATCTAAATGTCCATTACTTGGTTTTGGTAAAAATGTACCAATTGATAATCTTTCAACTGCAACCCAGTATGGACCAGTTGCAGAACTATAAGTAGAAGCATTTTGTGGTAAAGAAGAAATTCTTACAATTTCTGGCCATCTATTTGCTCCTGGAGTACTATCAATTAACAAATAATCTCCAATTGCAAGAGCTCTGTTTCCAGTAGGAGCATATTTCAGAGGTAAGTAATAGAAATTTCCAGTTAAAGCAGGTAAAGTAATTGGTTCCGCAGTAGCTCCAGTATTAAATGATTGCTGATACGATGCATCAGTAGCAGACGAACCCCATACACCAGAAGTAGCAGTATCAACTTGATTAGTATACCCAGAATCAGTGCTAACAATTGTAATAATATCAACTGTATTTGATGCTGGTGTACCTGTTGCTGTTCCTGTATGTGCAGTTGCCGTTGACCCAAGTGCTCCTCTGTTTGCAGAGAAATTAAGCGATAATAAACCACCAACTAAAGTAATATTTGATTTTACTGTCAACGAAGCATCAACAGTAAGAGCATTCTTAATTCTAGTTTGTCCACCTTGTCCACCCATTGTAAGAGTAGAAACACCCCCACCAAAATTCATAGTTGATGTGATGGTGTTAAAGAAATTAACTGTGCCAGCTGTGCTAGCAATTGTTAATGCTTCAGTCAATCCTTTCTGATAACCAATAGTTACATCACCAGCAATTCTAGTTGATTTAGAATCCAAAGAAACATAACTGTTAGTTTCGTTATTTCCATATGCTCCACCAATATTAACTTTAGAAATATTAGATGTCGCAGAAGTGCCTGTTGAAACATTATTGGCAATTCTGATATTTACATGATCAGAAGAATTTGCAATATTAATAAACTGATCATCAGTTCTACTAGTACCAATATTAATTGAAGCAGCATAATTTGCAATGTTTACACCAGTTGTTGTATAAACGCCACTAGATTCTGTAACACTTCCAGTATATGTACTCTGATTTAAGAAATTGAAATTTTGAGTAGTTAATGTTGTTTCAATATCACCACCATTAATTTCAATATCTTTTTCAAATCTTACATTATCAGTAAATCTAGAAGTTCCATCAACAACAAGTGTTCTATCTAAATCATTTGATGGTTTAATTACTGTACCAGTTGTTCCGTTAGGTAATGCCGTAACACTCACAGTGCTTCCAGTATTACTATAACTAAACGAAGTAGTTGTAGGTGCTGGACTTGCAAGAATTGTAGCAGCAGTAGCATCAAACGATGCATAGGTAGTTCCAGTTATATCAATTGTAACTTGATTACCAGCAACTAATCCATGAGCAGTTGAGGTCGTTATAGTAGCAACGTTGCTAGAACGAGCAACCTGTGAAATAGAAAGTTGTTTGGTTGTGTTAATACCAACACGATTATTTAATGTATCTACTCTTAGAGTTGCAAATCTTGATGGCGCAGAACTAAATCCACCAACTAAGAAAGCATTGATTAATCCAGTTTCTGTTTTTGTTGTAGAAGTTTCAAAAGATGATCCAGATGGTTGTGATTTTCCGCTAATAAATGCGTCACCTACCACGTCAAGATTTGCTCTCGGATTTGTGGTAGCAGGATCAACAAACGCAGTCAGATATGCAGATGTAGCAGATCTAGCAACTGTATTGATTCCTAATTTATAATTACCAATACTATCTGTTTCCGTTCTAATTACTTCCGCACCCAGAACACCGACTTCTTTCCATTGATTATTTGAGAAAGAAATACTAATATTTGGTTCTTGAGCATAAGTTATAATATATGTTCCAACACTAACAGTATCTGTTATCTGTAAATCAATATATGAATTACTTGCAACAAAACTACTGCTAATTATAGGCCAAGTTCCTAAAACTTTTTGTCCTAAAGATGCTTGAGTTGAACTAAATGATCCAGCAATCCTAACTTGATATTCAGAAGATGTAATACCAATTTCAGCATTAGTATACGCTACGCTAGTTTGTGGATTAACTGCCCAATTTAATCTTATTTTGTTATTTCCAGAACCAGATCCATATCCAATTAATGTACTTAATTTGTCAGAAAGTGATGTGTGAGAAATTGTTACAAAATTACTTGCATAAATCCATCCCAAAGATCCAGAGAATCCTACCTGTTCTCCTTTGAATAAAATATCTCCAGATATTAATGGGAATCTTGATCCAAAGTTAATTACTTGACTTTGTGATGAATTTCCATATGGATTTAATTGATTTGGAGTCCACTGCTCTACCGCAGTTCTTATGCTATAGGTCTGTATACCTCTATTATTAAAATTGTAAATTGCCGATGATATTCTATTTCCTGTTAAAGTAATAGATCCTGTAGTTTTACCAGTTTTAGTATTACTGGTTAAACTGCTATCATCACCAGTTGCAGTGTTAGATAGAATTTCAATAGAAGGTGGTGACAATGCAAGTGTAGGACTTGCTGGATCTTGAGCTGGTACATCCCATTGCCATGGAGCTTGGGATACCATAGGACTCTTCGAAATAGGAGCAAGGAATGAAACCTTATCATTAAATGTAACTGGACCATCAAAAGTTGTTACAAAATTTCCTATCGTATCTCCTTCGTCAGCACTAGTTACTAGAGCAGCAGATTCTAAATACGTTTCCTCCCCTGTAATAGCATTAATCTTTCTGTTACCAATATACAAATCACCATTGGAGTTTAATCCAGTATAGAATACAATACCAGCATTTTCTCTCTTTGCCTGAGCATAGAAATCTTGAATATCAGATAGAACAACTTCTTGACGAAGTGGGAAACCAGTTGAGTAGTTACCAGGACCAAAACCAAGATATTCAAACGTGTGGTTACCAGAACGAGCAATAGATGGTCTACGAAGTTCTACATACAATCTCCCTTCCGTTGGATATAAAGAATTACCAGAAATAGGAATCTTTCTTCCTTCAGAACCAGCGGAAGCGGTTCCTTCTTGTGCAGCTATATCAACATTAATTATTTTACTATCTTTTACAACATTTCCACTAAAATAGTACTGTTTAGATCCTGGATCAGAGATAAAATCAAGGATTGCTTCTTTAGTAGTAGATCCTTTAGAATCATTAACTGTAACTAAACCATGTATATAATTGTCAGCAGCAGAAATAGTTTCTGGAGGATCCGTCAATGTAGAATCTATTTGTTTATACCACTCTGGATCATTTTTATAAAACTCTGGATATAATTTTGAAATTGGTTGACTAAATTTGAAATTCTTGAAGTTTTCTCCAACTCCAGATCCAGTTGGATATGGACTAATATCTCCTCTAATGCAAGTTAGATAGTAAATACCATCTTGCTGACCATAAATTCTTCTGCGAATAGTATTAACATCATAAATGTAAAATGTTTTGTCAAAATCCTGTACATCTTCAACCTCTGCAATAGTATAAGAAACTCCAGTATCATCTGTCAATGTATCACCTGGAGTCATTGTATATACATTTGCTCCTTCAGTTACATATAAGTATCTATCTCTAGATGATCTACCAAAATCTGGCTCAGTTAGTAATTTGGCAGATACTAATCCTTGTGTAAAGGTAGTTACTTGGAAAGGACTATACTCTAAAGTAGATGTAATTGTATTTACATCTTTCAAAATTAAATAATGCTTGCCTTCATATTCGTAATATGCATGTACTCTTGCACTACCTTCAGTAGCGCCAGACCATGTAATATCTGTTGAAGTATCATTCGATGGTAAATTAGATGTATTTGAAACAAATATTCCATCGCCACCTTGAGGTGGAGTAATTTCTACACTGGTAAAGATTTTTTGTTTATATCCTTGCTCCTCAATTCCAATATCAAATACTGTTAACTCTAGATAATCTTTATTATTAACTGTTCTTTTTCTCGAAGATTGTACATAAAATGTAACTTTTGCACTTGTAGTTTTTCTTACTCTAAATCTTGGAGAAGAAGTGGTTGGTTGTGTAGGATCCTGTAATTCTGGATTATATGGATCATAAGCAGAGATAAAGTTTGGACCTTGCGAATTAACATCTAGACCAAGATATTCTTTACCAGATGTCAATCCAGGAGCGGCAGCAGTAGTATTTGGAATACTAAATTGGGCAAAAGAATTTCCGCTAGCAGTTGGTTTTAAAAGTATCTTTTGAGGTTGTAATTTTCTTGTGGAATCTGTTCTAGATTTAATTACAAATCCACGAAGAGGATCACGAACAGATTTAAGGTACTTAGGAATTACATAACGTAATCTATATACTCTATCTTCTTTAGATCTATCGTCAGACAATCTTTCAAACCAGCTATCTGGTGTTTTATCTTTTGTCTCAAAATCATTTGATCTGATTCTAGTTAAAATACTATTAGTTTTACTTGTATCAGTTTGAAGATACCAAGTACCATCACTTGTATTTGCTGTAGTAGCTGCTGGATCATATCTCAATGGAGATCTTCTCTTATTGGAGAGAACATAAAACTTTTGTGTAAATCCAGAAGTAAATACTAAAGGCGAACCTGGATTGTTAATAGCTGCATTTAAAGTATCATAAACTTTAAATTCATATTTACTTACATATCTAACATAATATTCTTTATTTGGATTTAAAGTAGTTCCACCAGAAATAGATGGAAGACCACCACTACCAATGGGTTTAAAGAATACAGAAGTAAATCTTTGTGTATCAGTTAATGTATCAGAAGTTGTTGGAACGTCAAAAATATGTGGTTCTGTTGTAGTTAATATTTCTAAATTACTTGCTTTGACAGTAGTTTCATACTTACTTAAATCATATTTTAAATCTAAAAGATATTGATAAACATCAATTTCTACGTCAGGATCAACTGCTTCTGTTTCTGGAGAATAAACAAAAATACCTGCTGCAGCATTTTCGATACTTGTTGCTAGCATTAAATTCTGTAGAGATCCAGATGTAGCATTAAATGATGTGGTAGTAGAATAATCATATGGATCTGTTATCCTACCAGGAGCAATAATATAATAAACTGTATTTGTATCAAATCCTTTTGGAAGACGAATTAAACGCTTATCAACAGAAACTCCTTCTTTTGCTCTAGGAACCAATCTTACTGGGGTTCCTGTTTGTAAGAAGTGAGGATCTGTTGGAGATCCAATATCTTTCAGAGTAAATAAAGTTGCTCTTTGAGCAAAAGTACCTGTGTTAATAGTAGATGGAATTCTAGTTACTTGACCTATACCATTATTAATAATTGTATTGATAGATGTAAAATATGTGTCAAGTGCGCTCTTAATATTAGCACATTCTCCGTTTGTATTTGTATACTCATTGTATACTTGAATAACAGTATTATCTACTGATGGTTCAACTGCAGTTGACCATGTTCCTTCTTCCATTGAGAAGAAAAGATTTGCAGTAGTATTAGAAGATGGTTTCTTGCTTAGTCCAATATTTAACTTACTTCCTTTTTCACCCAACTCAAATTGAGTTGAACTAATAATATTCTTGATATAAGTTCCAGTGGAAATTCTTGTACTTACGTTTGATGCTTTTGGAACAACTCTACCATCTACAATTTCTTCGAGAGAATCATTATAATTTGTTGTTGAGTTGCTACCAGTATCACTAGGAATTGTAGTAACACTTTGAACCTTCATACCAACTACCAAACCAGCAGTAGTTCTGCCGCCAGTCAATGTGACAATAGAAGAAGAAGTACTAAATGATACATTAGCAGTTGGAATATAAGTATTATGATTTCTCATAGAAGAAATCATAAGTTGTTTAACATAATCATATGCATCAAGAGTTTCTACTCTCTCGTTTTCAATATAATCAAGTTGGTTTGCAGTAAATGTTATAGAACCAGCAGTAAAACTACCAGAAGAAATAGCAACGGTAATTTGTGATGAACTATCAACAGATTGAATTACAGCATTATCACCGAAGGCACCAGCACCTGAAGTTTTAGTTACCGACATTCCTGCAAGTAATCCAGCTGTGCTAGAAATACCAGTAATTATACCCGAAGTTGATAAAGTACCAGTAACAGTAAAATTGCCTGTTCCAGTATAATATGCCTCAGCAGCATTTACTGTAGCTTCGTTTCCACCCAGGCGTAAATCAGAAGTAATCGCTTCAACAATATAACCAATATCTCTCTTACATTTGCTGTATTCATTTACCTGAGACCACAATCCAGGAGAAACCGCTGGAAGATTAGCTAATGATCCTTCTTTTAATGTTGTAGTAATAATAGCAGTTAAAGTATCAATAGTTGCTCTTACGTTAGCGCAATCCCACTGACCATTTGAAAGCTGTGGTAAACTCGACAAACTTCCAGCATTGAGTGTTGAAGTAACGATACCAAATAAAGTATCAACTGTTGCTTGTACATCAGTACATGTAGCAGAGTTACCAGATTGATTATAAGTTACATTGCCACCAGTTCCACCATAATTAGCAGGACCATATGACAGTGTTAAATTCTTAGAATATAGTTGGTTGGATACTGCTTTCTTGACCATCTCTTTTGCAGCATTAAATGCAACAACAGATTGTGTTAATTCTCCAGTTAAACCGTTGGTTAATAATGTAGTTGTGTTAGTGAAATATTCTTTGACCGCATCAATCGTAAACTCGTTACCACCCCAGAAGAGATCCTGAGCGATGGAATCTACAATGTAACCAAGATCACGCTTACACTTAGTTTCTCCAGCTGGAACTGTGCCAACTGTTTCTGCAGGAAGAGAGGTGAGATTTCCAGCAGTTAGTGGAGATGTTATAACTGCAGTTAGAGTATCTACGGTAGATTGTACATCAGCACAAGATGCAGCATTACCTGATTGATCAACCGTAATGTTTCCACCACCGCCACCATAAGTTGCAGGACCAGCAGATAAAGTTAGATCCTTGACATACAACTGATTAGTCAACGCCTTCTTCATCATGTCTCTTGCCATATTGAAGGCAATCACTGACTGTGATGTTTCTCCAGCAAGACCATTTGTTAGAAGAGTGGTGCTATTTGTGAAATACTGCTGAATGAATTTGCGTGAATATCTGTTTCCACCAGCTTGAGCAATATCAAGAGACACAGCATCGATAAAGTAACCAATATCACGCATACACTTGAGTTCGCCAGCTCCTTCTGTGATACCGTTCGATTCGGCAGGAAGAGTGCCGAGATTAACGTTAGTTAGAGCAGTAGTAACGACTGATGTTAAAGTATCAATTGCATCTTGAACGTTGGTGCAAACTCCCTGAGTTCCAGGTGTACTATCAGTAGTGATAGTGCCATCAGTATAGACAGTTTTTGTGCCTGAACTTCCATCAATCCATGTTCCACCAGCTGGAGATGATGTAACAACACCAGCAAAAGAACCGAGTAGATTCTTGATTGCTGACTTCATCGCATCACGAGCTTTGTTGAATGCTGTGTTAGATTGAGTTACTTCACCAGCAAGACCATTGGTTAGTAATGTGGTGTTGTTGGAGAAGTATGATTGAGTAAACTTACGAGTGTATACGTTTCCACCACCAAGTAAAATATCAAGAGAAACAGCATCAACAAAATATCCAATATCTCTCTTACACTTAGAAAGAAGATTTGTTGGTGCTGGTGATGGTGGATTGGCAACTACTGTTGCATAAGCTGTCTCAACAATGATGTTTCTGTTTCTTTGAATGAGACGATATGCATCTAGATAACGAGAAAGAGTAGTAGTTACAGAATCACCAGGAACAACCCAGTTAGTTCCCCAAGATGCTTCAGTATATTGAACAGCAATCTCACCAAATGCTCTATCAATAACTTCCTGACGATTCCTTTGAATCAGGCGATATGCATCTCTATAACGGTTGTTGTCATCTGTAGTTGAATCTCCAGGTACTACCCAATTAGTACCCCACGCCGATTCGTCATACTGCAGTGAAACCTCAGCAAACGCTCTATCAATAATTTCTTGGCGGTTTGCAGTGACTAAGTTGCTAGCATCTTTGTAACGACCAGCTTCTTCTAGTGCATTTTCTGGATCAATAGTAATATTTGAAACATAATAAGCACCAGTTGCTGGGGATGCTGCTGGAGTTGTATTTACAGTTACTCTGAAAACAGTAGTTGTTAGACCAGATGCTAAAACCTTCCACTTACCATTATATCCTGTTTGAGTTGCTCCACCAATAGTAACTTCATCGCCAACTTTCAATCCATGTGGATTTGATGAATTTACAGTTACCGTTACAGTTGTTCCACTAGCAGTAATTGAAGTAACATTAAGAAGAGATTTATATGTTAACTGGTTAGAAATTGCTTTCTTTGCCCAATCTTTAACTCTATTAAAAGCAAAGATTGATTGTGTTTCTTCGCCCACCAATCCATTGGAAATTGGAGATCCAGATTCTGTGCTTACCGTACCAGTAGCAGTATTAGATAAATTAGTTCCAACGTTAGTATAGGTAAAGGTTGTAGTAGATGGAACTGATAATACTGTTGCAGATGGATCATCAAAAGCGTCAATACTACAATTGATTGCAACTACTGCTCCTACAGCTAAATTATGTGGAGTTGATGTAGTAATTGTAGCTACATTATTTGTTCTAGATACTGAAGAAATACTAGCATATGCACCAAAATATGATTTTGTGGCGTTAATAATATTTTCGTTACCACCATCATATAAATCTTGAGCAATAGCATCTACAATATATCCAATGTCGCGCTTACACTTATCGTTATCATTACCAGGAACAGTAAATGTGGGGAATGCTGTTTGCATTTGAGTAAATGCATAATCAACAATCTCAGCACGGTTAGCTTTAATTAAATTACTACCATCTCTATATCTTCCAGTTTCTGCAGTAATATTTGGATTTACATATGGTCTATCCTGTAAATATGGATATTTTTCAATAATATAACCAAAAGTTTCTGCTTGAATAAAAGTTTTATTAGCATCAATTAAATTTGCAGCATCTTGACATCTATTATAAAATGCTTTATCTGCTGTTTCATTTGTTGCTGGGTTATTATCAAAATTACCAACTCCTAAATTACCTGGACTTAAAGTTGTTAAAGTTGCAGTCCATTTTTTAAATCCTTGTGGATACAAGAAAGCTTCCTTGACAGTTGGTTGGGTTTCTCCCGCTGCAGTATCGGCACTAATTTTAGTATAAATTTTTTCTGCTTTACTTGAATTAATATAGGTTCTAGCACCTAATCTGTATCCATTAATACTTACAGCTGGTCTGTCTAAGTAATTATTTGCTTTATCACCTGTCAAATATAATTTTGGTTGAGACAACCAAGATCCACCAGTATCTTGACTTCCTCTAGTTAATTGAACATCAAATGGATAATAGGAAACTTTAGTTGTAGTTGGTGTGCTAGAAAATGACTGTGGTGGAATAATATCAGTGATGTATCCACCCTTGTCTTGGTTGAACGCAAACCCTTTAAATCCCTTCGAGTGCATCGAAGTGTTACCAAAGTTCGAGTTTGAGTTGGTGATAGACATGTCACCACCTGACTCAAGCAGGAAGTGGTCAGCAAAACCTACAGCGAAGATAGAAACGTTCTGAATGAAAGAGTCGTCCGAAGCACGAACGTGGAAGTTTCTCCAGTCATCCTTCCAATATGCATCTCCCTTGATGTGATAAGGAGTGGTAGCAAATGCATCAGTTAGAGGAGCTTCATTCCAAGTGTTGGTAAATTCATCGTAGCGAATAAACGCACGGTCGTCTTTCTGTAGCGAAACACCCGTATACTGGGCGATAACCATCGATTTGAAACCAGTCGCCTTGCGACCATCAGCCCAGATACCACAAATACCCCAAGTTGAACGAATCGAAACGTTGAAGACGTATGGTGATGCTGATTCTACAGAGTCAACTTCTGCTTGAATGCTGGCATTCGCATCTGGTGGAATTTGAGTTTCGTTATTGGCAAAACTGACCTGAGCAAGTGTTGCCTTAGTTCTATATGTAAATTCTTTTGGATTTGTTTCACTAATGCTTACTACTTCAAAAGAACCGTGTAGTAAATTACTGAAACCAGTATTTGCAACAACAACATATTGTGTTGGGAATAAATTATGATTAATTTTAGTTCTTACTTTAACATTTAATGTTTCTGTGTTATATTCGCTAATTGTAATATCATCAATTTGAATTGTATCCGCAAGAGGACCAACAATTCTATTCTCTTGAACAGCGTAATCAAATTCTCTTGAAGTTGTGGTGAGAATCTTCCAATATGTTTTGTTTTTATCAGGTCTCTTGTCGGAAGATGAAGTGTGAGCAATTACAGCTTGATATGCATTTCCACCAAATACTACAGTATCGTTTTGAGCATATGTCTTTGATGTGCTAGCATCCCAAGTATCAGATACTCTACCGTTGTTTGCCGTTACTTCTTTAGCATAAACATCATCAATTGCAGTTTGATACTTACTAAAGCATTTTGCAATTTTCCTATAAAGTAAACTTAAATCATCTCTGTCCGCAAAGACAAAGTTTGTCATTTTGTGGTGAGAGAAAAGAGGTGTCGCTGATTGAGTTGATCCTGGTTGACTGTATACTTTACCGTTAAGAGGTCCACCTTCTACTTGTGAATCAAGAATGGTAAATTGCCAAAAATAGCATCCACCAGTTACATTGAATAATGCACATCGCGGAACATCTTTGTCGGCAGGATCTGGAATATAGAGAGCACGAACCTGAGTTCTACGAAGGTCTGTACCAACAAGAGAAGTTCCTCTAGGAATAGTCGCACCACCATCACGACCATTGAAACGATAAAGAATGTTGTTGGGGTTTGATAGATCTAAGATTGAAGAATCGTTCCACTCCCCAGTATTAGAATCAAAATTAAAAACGGGAATATTTGCTACATCTAAATCACCTGGCCTATTGTCAACATAGTGTGTTCCAGGAGCAAGCATGATCGTAAATTGATCAAAACGATCATTATCGACGCCAGGAACATATGAATAACGAGCTACTTCCAAGAAAGCTCTCTGGATTGTAACAAAAGGTCTTAACGGAGTGTTTCCTCTATTATCTAATGCATCTGTAGCGTTAAAGTCATCAGGAGAGACATATATGTACTTACCAGTTTTACTTGAAAGTAGATTATCTAATCTGGTTAATGGCATCTTCTCAGTAACCCGTAATTATGGTGATTTCTTCTGAGTTATTTATACAAAAAAACCTGAGGGGATCCTCAGGTATATTTGACTTCCTTCACACGGAGAGCCCCAGATCGGATTTGAACCAACGACCTGCCGCTTACAAGGCGGCTGCACTACCACTGTGCTACTGAGGCAATTTAAATTGATTGGAAGATTGTTTTATAAAATTAAAAAATCCATGTTCAGAACCCCAAACTCTATTTCCTTGATTATCGTATCCTTTATCTTGAACTTTATAACTTAATTCAGAAAGAATAAATTGTGTAGAAAGATATGTTTGAATGATTTGACCATTTTGTGACCATGGAACTATACATTCTGTACCCTGAATACCACCAACAAATTCATCATTTTCTGGTGAATATGATACCATTATATCACATCCTGGGAGAGGCGTCAAGTCCTCACGATAATTTTTAAGAATTAAATTAAGTTCATCTAATTGAATTACTTCAATAATTGCTTTTCTATATGGCACTTTATCTACCATATATTGTTGAGTGATGGAAAATGACAATTCACCAATTTTTTCATGAAAAATTTCAATCATGGCAAATCGCGTAGGATTTTCAAATGCCTGGCGTTGATTATTGTATTCTCCTTCAAACCAATTACAGAATTTATCAATCATCTTTCGGAAGTAAATCGGGGTTTTCTATTTGAATATCAAACATTAAAGGATGCATTTCCTCCATAATAAGATAGTTAGAATATTTATATAACTCTTCATCATCATAATCTTTATGATGAAGGGCTTCTGTTTGAACTGATGGGTGGTCTTGTATAATTTGAGGAAGTTCATCAAATGTATAAGGAAGACCTTGTATGAAATACATACGCACAACCTGTCCCATATAAAAGACATATGCTTGTGATAATGTGTATTTCATAACATTCCCACTACATTATATTTAGTGGGAAATAGGAGCGGGGGGACTCGAACCCCCACGGTCTAAGACCAGCGGATTTTAAGTCCGATGCGGCTACCGATTACGCCACGCTCCCTTGGACATGAGACAATCATAGCAGCAAGTGCTCAGATTGTCAAGTGGGTCATGTTGGATTTGAACCAACGGCTAATCGGTTAAAAGCCGAATACTCTACCGCTGAGTTAATGACCCAAATGCTCCTTGAGGGGATCGAACCCACCTTAGCCGAATTATGAGTTCGGTGCATTCACCAGATTGCTAAAGGAGCTCAACGATAAATGAAGTTGTCTGTCTTCAATAGTTTACCACATTTTTCCTTTAGTTCAACCAACTCGTTGATTGTAGCACATCGAAAGGTAAGAGTCGTTCCATGTTCTCCTCTGATGATTACCTTCTTATTATAAAGGTCAACCGTGATTTTGTCAAGAGCTGATTCAGAAGGATTTTGAAGATTCATAAGACCCAGACCTCAAAGCGCCACATTGCTAGTATAGCGGTATTTAGGGGTCATGTCAAGCTCGACTTTTTTAAGCAAAAATTACCCCGAATTTTTTTTCGACCTTTTTGGTAATTAAAGGTCAATTTTGAAATCTCTATTAATTTAAATAAATTCCTGTAGAATTTTTTATTTCTAATTTTGCTGCAGTAATTTTTATTCCATTGGTAACAGTGCTTGCTTGTTGGGCAGAACCTATGCCGATACAAATATCTCCTTGCGAAGTTCCAATATAGACACTTTTATTGTATCCTCGTAAATATACTCCTGGAGAGAGAGGTTTAGAATTCCCTGCTGGATTGGCTTTATCTAAAGCAGAAAATCCACCAGCTGTTGTAGAATCCATCAAAACTGAACCAGAATCTGTTTGGACTATCATATCTCCCTTAGTGGTATGCATATAGACACCACCCGAAGCAGCTTCAACTACAAATGCATCACCTTTTACTGCGGCAACACTTGTGTACCACCCATCTGTTTGCCCTGGTAAAATTGTAGAAGCTGCATCTGATTTAGCGTATATTTCTGTTCTTTTTAGACCACCAATTAGTTCTGCAAAATCACCAGAAATATCTAAAGTAAACGAACCTGGGGACTGGAATCCATAATTAGCAAGTTTTTCTGATGATAACGTTGCTCCTTCGTGACTGACTATTTTATAATCAACCGACGAATTTTGTCTCACTGTTAATCCATCAATGTTTATATCTCCTCCTTTAAACTCTATCAATCCACCATACTCAACCTGACTTGATGATTGTGTATTTGATGAAGTCGTGGTAGAATTTGATTGTCCTTTTCCTTTGCCAGACAATAAACTAATTTTAGATCCCGCTTGTAAAGTTAATTCATTAGTTGCATTTAATGTTATATTTTTAGCTTTAGCATTTATTTCTCCATCATGTGCTGTAATATCTACGTTACCATAAACAACTAAAGAAAATGCTTTGGACGACTTAGTACTGCCATCTTTTGAAGCAACAACATTATTTTTATTTTCAACTTCTATCAATAATGATTCACCTACTTTCAATCTAGTACTTCCCTGAGAACGCACATCAAACCTACCACTAAGGGGATCATTATTTCTTTTAGCAGTAGTAAATATGACACTACCATCTTCATCAAACGTGACTGACTTACCATCACTAGTCATAATTTTGATAAGAGGATCTCCATCACTGTTTACTGTTTCAACTTTCGTTACATGTCCACCTAAGGATTGTTTTACGTTTATTTTTGCTGGATCTGTAGCAGTTGTGAAAGATGTACCACAACCACCATCAGTCGATTGCTTTTGTTTATCCTCTAAAGTTTCTGTTGCTGTAAATCCAGTACTATCTCCATTGATTTGTCCAACTTCTGATCCTAATGTCGCAGAATTTACTGAAGATTGAGCAAAGTATTTCGGATCTGGTTTTTCGCTATCATAAGCAGCAGCTGCATTTAAATAACTATTCTGTGTTGATGCCACAATCTATACCTCCTATGGACAATCAATAACTTTATCTGTACCAGATGGAGCAATCTCTTTCTGGAATTCTGAGTAAAGAATATCATCACGACATTCCATAACTGGAATAGCTCTTGCCCCCAGTCCGTTTCCGCCAAACACTTCTACAATTGGAGTACAACCAAAAATTTGGGTCTTATCTATGACTTCTATTTTTGTTACTCTTCCTTGTGTATCAATTATAGCTCTTGCGACATTTGATTTACCATTTACAAATACAGTGGGCTCTTTATAATATCCATTACCTTGTGACGCTATTACTATCTGCCCAATCGTACAGTTTTTTCTCGATCTAAATGGTTTATATCCTACACCCGATCTAGTGATCATAATTTTACTTAGATACCCATTCTCATCTAAAATTGCCTTTGCAGACGCGCCAAATCCAGTTCCAGTTATGAGAACTAATGGTGGTGATAAGTAAGGATCTCCTTTACTTATTATAGGAACCTCCATGATTCTGCCATCGTCACATACTTCAGGTGTACCTATCTTTGGAGTTTTGAATGTTTTAGTTGGTGTAGTTTGTTGATTAGTTTTAGTTGACGATGCGATAGTAAATGCTACTGTCTTTCCTATATCTTTTATGTTAAATGTGACAGTTTCTACAGGTTCTTCTAACCCATCATCAGCAATAGTGATACTAGTTTTTGCTATGTTACCGATCATAGTCATCGTACCTGATGTAGAATTATTCTGGAAATCAGAAACAGTTATGTTAGTTCCAAACAATGCATAGTTAAATTTAGTATAATCTTGAACAACACCACCGTTAGCTACCAATGTAAATACAATTGTTTCTCCTTCATTAACAATAGTTTTACTTACCGTTAGAGAATATGTAATAGCATCTTCATCTACTAAATTAGAAACAAAAGATACTTCCGAAGTAGATGATAACAGAAGTTTAATATCATTAGATATATTAAATTTTTTATTTGCACTAATAAAAGATGTTGCAGGAGCAGAAGAAAAGTCAGTGAATCTTAATTTCAAATTTCCAACAGTATCTGCTGCCAACCCACCAGCAAGAGAAATAAATGCCACTGTTGATTTATTTAATACTGATGGAGCGTTAGTAGATGGTGTTATATTATCTGGAGTTATATTTGTTGGATTATCATCAGGTAATAATGTAGTGGTAGGTGGATAATCATTTACACTTGGAGAAGTATAAGTATCTGGATCTAGAGTTGGATCTGTAATTGTATCTTCGGTATCACCAACAGGAGAAGTAGTTGCGCCATCATCTGTTTCATCAGAAAACTTATCTTCATTCGGCGTACCTCCCACAAGATCAACAACGGTATCCTTAATATCTGGTACAGAAGAAGTATCACAATTACCATCACTGGTATCGAGATTGCCATCTTCTATTGCATTAATTAATTCATCTAAGAAATTTTGATTATCGCTACTATCACCACATGGACCAGTACAATTAGAAGTTTGTTCTTTAGATGCACAAGATTGAGTTGGTCCACCACAAGTAATTCCTAAAATATCAAATAACTGTGCAATAGCAGTACCTAGAATATCAAAAGGACTTGCAATAACAGCAAGTAATGATTGTAGAGGTCCAAGAATACTATTTAATGCATCTTCCAAGAAAGCAGCAATCTGATTAAAAATATCATTGACCAATTGACTAACAAAGCATCTTGCTGAATTAAATACTGTTTCCAGAGCACCAAAAATAAGATCCTCTAAAAATTCTCTCAATCTTTGATCGAGATCTTCCATGACACAATTAACATTTTTTAATTGATCATTAATCCACGCAGTAATTCCTCTTAATCTTCCTACTCTTTTCTTTACTGGTTGAACTTCTTTTGGATCTTTACCAGATGCAGTAGCTGCTTTTTTTGCCGCTTCTGTTGCTTCAGTATCTATAACTTCTTCGGTCAATAAAAAATTTAATATCTCTTTTGCGCCTTGTTTGATCAGTGCAAATATTTCTCCCTTGACTCTGGCAACTAAAGAGTTGCCTAATTTTGCTAGTTTCCCTACATATTCATTTGCAATACCAACATAATCATATAACTTTCCAGTATATTGACTAACAATCTGAGTTCCTATCTGACCATCACTAGATTGTATATTAGCAAATAGTTCAGACAAAACTTTTTCAAATCTAGATTGATCATTGTCTGTGGTATCACATTTAGCATCTGATACCTCAACACAAAAATATTGACCACCTGGATTGGTTTCACTATTACAACATCTAGTTGCTAAAAGCGCAGCAGACGCTGTTTCATTTTTATTGTTTACTGGTCCATTTAAATCTGGTTGTTTGGTTTGATCTGTGCCAGTGCTTGCACCAGCTCCTGTGAGACCACCTTGTTTTAATTTATCTTGTTCTGTAGCGGGGACAGCAGTACTCGGATTAATATCTCTTTCTAAGAATGTAGTAAAAGCTAAACACTTTTCTGCTGGTTTATCTTTACCAACATGGGTAGTAGAAGCTTTATATTGTTGACCAATTGATCCAATGATAACTGGTTGCTGACCCTCTCTACCATCTAGAAAAAATCCAATAACCCAATCGCCAGCTTTGTATTTTACGCTGGTGTAATCTCCACCACCTTCTCTTCTGGGAGCAGTAGGCGGCATCATGACAATTGCCCATGGCAAATCATCATATGCAACTGCATTGCAATCTTTCAAATGCTGTCCTACTATTCTAACTTTGTATCGATCATCTCCTTTTTGCTGTTCTCCTTTCTCCGTTTCTACTTGCCCAATCCACCAGTAAAAACCATCTCTACCTACAAAGTTAGTTGATCCCAGAAATTCTTGTATCATACGTCAAACACTCTACACTCTATTGCGTCTGGATTGTCATCACAATATAATTCAAATGGAGTTGGATCATGTTCATCTTCTGGATGTCTTGCATGATATCTTTCTAATGATTCTAATTCTTCTTCTGCATGTCTTCTTGATTGCGAAGATGCTAAAGGATCTCCAACAATTTTTCTATCATGTTCTATGTGTTTCTGAATGTTTTCCATTTATTTTTTTCTCCTATACTTGTAAAGTAAATGCCCCAAAAGAATCACGAACTAATGTCATATTTGTCACAGTTATATTTGACTGTTGATTTTTTTGTAAATAAAATTCATATGATATATCTTTAATCAAATATGTTCCACTGTGTTGCTTATCATATTGCTGTGTTTCTCTATCACTTTCAGTTGAATAATTAGGTAGCAAAATATTAACTTTATCACCTGCTCGTAGAGTTAAGTTGCCGCAAATAGTCACATGCAACTCTTGATTATTTAATAATAATTTTCTAGCAATAGATTGTGACGTATAATATTTTTTATAATCTGGAAACTGAGATCCAGATTGATCATTATCTTTTGGGTCTGGTGAAGCAATATCAGTTCCATTATAAAATGTTTCGTGATCCATAATTTGTGTCATAATCCTTGTAGGATACTTCGACAAACTCTTTGGACCATCTGGTATCTTTTCATCTTTTCCTAAATGAATCATTGAATTATATGATTCATCTATATTAAATATATATTCTTCATACTGTCCTGTTGATGGATTAAAAAATACCATCATAGAACTATAAGTCCCATACCTCATTTTTTTAATCACATCAATTTCATTTGTGTATTGATATTCCAAAATATTTCTACCTGGATCCTGATTACCATCAATCTTTCCCAACCTAGAAACAAATGTATCTTTTACTTTCGTGCCACTTGATCCAGATACATACTCGGATGCACATAATTTATCTATAGATTTAAATTGGAATCCATCATAAGTTTCCCAGAAAAAATATCCAGCACTTCCTGATATAGTTTCCTGTGGATTTACATCAGTTTGTCCCTCTGATTTTGTTCCTGTAGATAATATATTACTTTTCGATCCCGTATCAGTATTGGAAGAAAAGTTTGATGAGATACATTTATGCAGCATAGAATAAATTAATTCAAAAGGTCTTTGTCCTCTAGGAATAAATTTCATCTGATATTTGCATGGTTCTGTGTCCACTTTTTTATTTGTTTTAAAATAAGTTTTCATAATATCTTCAACAATTTTATTACCATAATCAGCATACATTTTTCCTATTCTCAATCCTTCATTTTGCAATCCTTCGTATGAAATTAAATCTAAAGTATAAGTTTGAACTCTACCAGAACCTACCCTGTTTCTAACCGCAGAAACATACATAGTATAACTATACTTATTTTCAGAGAAGTATGGTGTTTTAATACTAAAAGTAATCTTTTCCATTCCACTAATAGGAACCGTTCCAATTAAGTTGACTCCACTATCAGTAACAGTTAAATTACCAAGTAAGTATGGAGTTTCTAAAGATTCGTAAAGAATCAAAGACATAACTTGAACGTTAGCTTTAGTTCCAGTTAAATAATATTCTTTTCCAGAAAAATCTGTTAGTAAAATATCAGTATCTATTTCAAAAACATCTGGTCTTGCTGCATTTTTATTAGAAGTCATGTTCAAACCCCCCATTTAGGTCTAAGTACATCAGCAGTAACACCATCACCTGCCCGCGAAGGAGCTGCTAAACCTTCTGATGGAGATGTTGGCATACCAGTTGGAATACTAGTGACTGATGTTCTCTGTGGTGGTGTGGGTGGAGTAGAAGATCTCCCTCCATTCATACCTCCTCCTGCTGCTGGTTGGGATGATGTAGGAGTTGTGCTAGGTTTATTGGCAGTCGCTGTTGGATTTGCACCTGATGTTGTTGCTGGTTGTATTTTAAATACTTCCTCAAATTCTTTTTGTGCCTTATCGGCATCTTCTTTTGTATTAAATTTTGCATCTGGACTCATCATGGCAGCGCCAGTGAGAATGCCACTAACTGCTTTTTCTATTGCAGTGAAAGGATCTACTTCTGGTTCGCCATCAGTTTCAGTGCCTTCTTCATCTTCGCCACTTGATGTTCCACCATGAACTGCTTTTCCAGATGTTATAAAATTAATGAACGCTTCGTGTCCCGCTTCTGGAGCATCAATATGTAAGTGGTCTGCCATTCCTCCTGGCGTGTTACCTTGCACACCAAGAATAGTACCAGCACTAACTTTCTCTCCCTGTTTTATATTTCCAAACTTACTGAAGTGAGCAAACAACATCTTACCAATTGAGGTATCAATAACAACGTGATTACCATATCCTCCACCTGGAGATGGGTTCTTCTCTACAATAGTTCCATCTAATGGTGTTGGAATTGGTGCGTTAGGAGCAGATAAATCTGGACCAGTTAATACCGTATAATCTCTTGGCCATCCGTAGGTTCTCTTCGCATTTTTTCCTTGTCCAACAGGAGCGCCATGGTGCCATTTTGTATCATTAAATGAATACGTTTGTCCCGCCACCAGTGGTTTATTTACTCTCCCATCATTACTACTAAAGTATCGAATAGAACCAGAGTATCCTGCTGCAGCGCCAACCTGACCACCAGGCAACACATCAACATTGAATTTAGTATTCAATTCGGATGCGTTTGAAGGATGAATACCATCTGACCCTGGCGTAAACCCACCCAAGAATGATACTCCCTTGTCTTTATACTTAGAAGCAAGCGCAGATAATTTATCATTCATTCCAGTCAAAGGTTTTTCGAGATGTTTATATGCACCTGCCTTTGGTGGTGTGTTAGTGACTCCAACCAACTGAACCTTAGCACCTACACTGATGAGATATTTTATTTGTTCTTCGACGCTATTTAAATCAGATGGATTGTTAGTAATACCACTGGATAATCTAACTACTTTACCTTTCAACTTACTTTTATCAAATGATTGCAACTGTCCCAGTACATCTGCTGGACTAGCTCCAACCTTGCTAACTCCACTGGCATCCATTACTGTCTGTTGATTAGCACCTTGCCTTCCTACAAGTCCAGAAGCAATACTATCTCCAAAAGTTAAATCAGATTTGCCACCACCAGTTGGGGTATTTGGAGAAGGTGATGGTGATGGTGATGGTGATGAACTATCCCCAGAAGACGTAGATCCAGAAGAAGTTTTTTTCTTGTCTTTATCTTTCTTGCCTGTTAATTTTTCTAGAGTTCCTTTAACTAATTCTTGTAAGAAATTTTGTCCTTTCTTCGCTGCTTGTGGGTCTCCTCTCAATCCCATACCACCAACACTAACTTTAGTTGTAGTAGCAGGAAGATCAAAATCTCTACCTAATTTACTAACTTCATCTTGAATAACAGGAGCAACTGCTGATCCAACTGGACCTAATCCTTCAACAAAATCTTTAGTAATTGCCAATGTACTACCAGCAAGAGCAGAATAATATGTATCTTGTACTGCATCGATACCTTTATTATTCATTCCTCCTAACTTTTTCTTTGCATCAGCGGAATGCAATCCTGTCACTAATTCTGGTCCAGCATCTGCTACCATCACCCCTCCACCCTGAGCCATTTTCTTTTCTTTGTCTCCACCAAATGCTCCAGAGATGGCATCATACAATCCACCACCCACCCAGTCGCCTGCTATACCCCCGAGAAGACCACCAACAAAAGTTCCTGGTCCTGGCAAGATAGAACCAACAAGACCCCCTAAAGCGCCTCCTAGCATCGCTCCAGCTGCCTTTGCTGCTGCTCTACCTACAGGTTCTCCTAAGGCCAAGCTCACTGCAAAATCTATAAGACCACCAATGATAGGTATGCGTTTGAATATAGGACGCAACATTTTTCCTAGCAATCCTTTTGCTCCTGCTTCTGCTGCTTCGCCAGTAACTTTTTTAGCAGCACCACCACCAAATTTTTGTATTAAAAATTTACCACCAGGAATTTTTGATACAATACCTTTCAATAACCCCATAAACATAGATGGCAATGACTTAATTATATTAAATAAATTACTCAACTGTCCAAACATTGCCAAAATATCTAATCCTGCCATAGCAGGATCATTAAATGTCGATGTTGCTTTTGAAGATCCTGATGTTTGCTGAGATGACTCTAATGCGGTTTCTCTTGCTGCCATCTCGTCATCATTTAATTGTTCTTGTTGTAAAGATATCTGTTCAGTTAAAATACTTTTAATTTGTTCCAAACTGTCACTCATTTTAAGTGACATATTCATTTGAGTCGTTATTAATCCTTGAATAGATGAAATTTGCGATGCAATTTGTTGGATATCTAATACCAATTCTCCAAAAGAACCAACTAAACCAGCACCACCAACTCCACTTCCACCAGAATTATCAGAATCATCTTCAGCATATTGATATCTAGATCTATCAAATCCAGTTTTTGTTTTAAATTTTTTTCCACCTAATTTTTCTTGTAGTTTTTCTCCCTTTGATCCAAATAATCCTACAAATCTTCCTACCTTATCTATCTTTTTATTAAAACTTTTTTTTAAATCATTAACTGGATTAGATATAAACTCTTGCTTTAATGCTTTAACAAATAAATTTTTCTTATCTTTTTCTGGTACAGTTCCTCCATCTGCAATAATTTTTTGCTGATGTTTTTTTTCTTTCTTGGCTGCCTCAGCGGCATCTACTATACGCGAAGCAATATTCTTAGCAAATGAAAATCCTTTGCCCTCTGAATAAGTAGACGTTGCCCCCGTAGTTCCTGATGCCATTAGTTATAACCCCTTCTTTGTATTTAGTTTAGGCAAAGTATAGTGCAGTCATATTATCCAATTCCTGATGAAATGTTCTAGTAGATCCAACTACTGCCACCGATCCAGAAGATGCTGGTGGAGCGGGAGCGGGAGCAGGCACGGGGGAAACTTGTGGTGTTGTAGTTTGTTGTGCTGCTGGTTCATTTTTTGGGTTACTAGAAGGAACTGCAGTTGGCGTCGTTATATTAAAAGTGGATTCTAATTCTGTTTTTAAACTATCATATTCTGTTTTAGATTTTGGTTGCAATGCATAGATACCAGCACCAACCATGATACCACTGATAGCTTTTTGTAACGCAGTGAATGGATCTTCTTCCCCAGAAGATTCCGATGAAGAATTAGATGAAGATGTATCTCCAGAAGCAACCTCAACATCTTTCAGCGATGGATCCAGACCATTTTTAGATCCTGGTAAAAACGATCCTGTTTTTCTGGTCACAGCAAACTCTCTTGCTGCAGCTGCAGCATATTTTTCAGCATCTTGTTGACTTAATCCTTTTTGTATCCAAGCATTTTTTGTTGTCTGAAATGCCTGATTGTAACCATAAAAAATAGAAGCATCTGGATCTGCTTTTAATTTCAATTGCAATGATCTTGCCGTTCTGCTTTTAAAATAATTCAAGACGTTGGTTGATTTTAAAACAGATTGTCCTTCCGCACTATCTAATTTAACAGATGTCAAATTATCTCCAGAAAATAAATTGCCCGATACTTTTTTACTTATTGCTTTAATAATATAAGTACCACTTGCTCCCTCTCTTGTATACATTAGAGAATAAGATTTTGCTTTATCTCCTTGACCCACCGTAATATATTTTGAACTTTCTGTACCCTCTTGATATTTTTTGGGATCAAAAACTTTGCTACCGCCGTCCGCAAACTCAGATTTAGTATCAGTTACTTTCGCAGAGGGTCCGAGTATTTCTTTCCACCTGTTTAATGTATCTCCAGGATTTTTTGATAAACTATATTCGTTATTTTCTATTGGAAGAATACTAAATCCATTTTCATGTTGTAGATATGCTTCTTTGCCATGCATTGTTAAATTATCACTGACCTTATATCCAGATGGAGGACCGTCAAGAATTTGCCATCCCATAAACTTGCCCATAGGAGCATCTTCTTTGACTTTAATTTGTACTCCTTCTTCTGCTTTAACTTTTTCCAAAGCTCCTTTTACTTTTTCAAAAGAAACCTTTGCTTTGTTTCTACCATCACCATCATAAAAACCACCGCCTTTTCCAGGATACTCTAGAGCAGCCCATTCTTTTGCTAGCTCTTTACCAAAATCTTCGTCACTTATCTTTCCTGCCAACCAATCTTTACCACCTCTTTTCTTTTCAATATAAGCAGCTGCCATTTTGTCTTGGTTTTCTGGAGTAAACTTTTCATCCATTGATAACCCAGCATTTTGTGCATACGTTTCAGGATGCAAGATTTGATATCTGCCAGATGCAGCAGTACCACCGTCTTTTGCTTTGGATTGATACTGCCAAGCAACTAGTTCACTGATAGTTTTATCTAAAATTTCTGGACGTTTTAATCCTGGATTTACTGAATCATAATTGCCTTCTCCAGAAGCAATAACATCTAGTAGTGGACCCCATTGACCAGTTGCGGTTGAAGGAGTACTTCCCTCTTTCTTTTTCTTTTTCTTTTTATCATCACCACCCCCAAAAATATCAAATCCAAATCTATTAATCAATCCATCCCATATCTTAGCAAAAATATTTACCTGTCTATCTTGCTGTTCCGATGCTGCATATGCTGGACCACCTAATAATGTCATGACCAATCCAACAGGAACACCAAGAACTACCGCAAATCCTTTCACCAATCCTTTAGCATATGGTAAAAAGAATCCTCCTAATGGACCTAAAGCTCTAATAAAATTTCCAGCAATTGCAAGAACAGAAAGACCTATTGCTTTCAATGGTTGCGACATAACATCAACTAATGGTTGATCAAATTTTCTGAGCCGTTTATTATCATCTCGTTTCTTGAATGGTTTCCCAACATTCCTATTCAAAGGAATGGCCATTTGATTGAGACCTAGATTTCCTCTAGTTGGTCTATCGTATATTCCTGGCGCTAGTGTTCCGCCATCGGCAAGTTTTGATGGAGATGTTGAATACCCACCTGAAGATAATTTAAGAGGAGAACCACCACCCCCAGCACCAGCGCCGCCCTTACCACCTAAGAATTTACCAGCAATTCCTTTAAGCATATCAAAAAGTCCACCGCCACCACCTCCTTGAGTGATTGTTTGTCCTTGCTGAAATTGTCCCTCTGTAGTTTTAATAGTTAAAACTTCACCATCTACACCCTGTATTACACCTTCTGCTTTATTATCTGCGGTTAAATCAGTACCTTCTTGATTGCCAGAAACATCATTTGTTGCTTCAGTTGCTTGTTCTTCTGCTTGTAGTTTAGCTTGCTCTGCTTGTCTACGAAGAATATCTGTATGTGATTGAAATAATTGTTTTAAACTCTCAAGTGAAGCAATAGAACTAGAATTATTATTATTAATAACTTCTAAATCTGCTGCTTGTATTTTAAGAGATCCTTTTATTTCATCTAAAGATCCTTTTATTTTTTCAAGATCTTTATTTGAGTCAACTTGTTCTTCTTGTTTTTCTGTTTCTTGTTTTTGCTCTGGCGAATCAGAAGATTGTTGCTGCGATGGTTCATCGAGAGAATCAATGTCCTCAGTTAAGTCATCAATCTTTTCTTCTAACGCTTCCTGACTTTGATCTAATTCTTCTTGCTGATCTTCTTTTTGTTCTGGTGGTGGTGCTTGTTTATTTTTTTTCTGTTCCTGTATCTCGTTTAATCTAGATTCTATTGCAGCATCTTCAATCTTCTTATTTGTTTCTTCGCGGAATGGATTCTCAAGATACGCTTCTACCAACCATTCCTGATATAAACGTTGATTCTCCATCCACTGAACGGGATTCCCGCCAGCCTGATCTAAAGAAGGATACCCGCGAGGATCCTTCTTTAGATTTGCAATTAATCTATCTGCATCTGCTTCTGATATGTTTACATACGAAGAATAATGCTCTCCATCAGTAGGTCTCCCAGTAAGACGAGCCTTTAATGTTACCCACAACCTAGAGTTAGGATTAATCCTACTCCAAGGTATCTGAGGATCTAATATTCCTTCTGGTGGTTGTGGTAGATTGCTCATTGCTTATTTTTTTGATTCTGTTCTTCTATATGTTGATTGAGCATCATCACATATACTTGCCTTTCCCATGGCATCATATTTTCTAATTCAGATAAAGAAAATTTGTGTATATACATCAAATTAAAATTAGATCTATAATGATTCTCAAGGGTTTCATGAAACAAACTTATCCGAAAAAATTTACTAAGCCCTCAATTTCGTACTCAGATTCAACACCAGTGTTTGGATTTTTTATTTTAATAGTATGAGATAGTTTTGGCATAGTAACAAAAAACTTTTGAATCTTCTCAAACTGTGCTGTAGTTAATCCTTCAACATATTCAGCAATTTCCTTTCTACTAGTAGTAGAAGATTCCCAAACTTCTTCGTCTTCAAATATTTTGTCAACGGAATCGATGACGATATCAAATACCTCTTCTGTAGTTGGATTTTTTTGTAAAATTTGTGTCTTAATAAACTGATCAAACCCAGGATACTTCATTACAATACCACTGTTTTCGTTAAGCATAATTTTTTTATCGTGACCTTCGGGAAATTGAACCTCAACTTTTTCTAGATCAAGTTCATATGTAACTCTAGTTTCATTGTCATCTTTACATAGTAATTTCATCTCGACTCTTTCACCTACGGACTTTGATCTAATTTTAAGAAAAATATATTCGACATCAAACATAGAAAGTTGTTCTACTTTAAAACCCCTAGTAAGAATACAATTTTTTAATATATCAATTACAGCATTTCTAATCATAGTTTCATCTTCAGATTCCATAGAAATCAAAAGAAGTTTTTCCTCTTTAACTAAGAATGGTCTGTATTTAATAACTTTATTTGTAGATGGAACGGTCAACTCATAGGTTGGCACGGGTGGTTTTGGTAATGGCATGATTTAAATTTATAATATGTAAAAGTATTTAGAAGTTATCGTTATAAGTTGAAGTTGGTTTGCCCCACTGATCAATATAATAATTATACCATTTTTCATAGTAAAAATTAGCACTGACTTTCACTAATTGCGAAGCTCCCATCGACAATGGAACACTATCAATAGCATATGGGTATGCACCTTCGATTACATAACGAACTGATGGCCTACCAGTTTCAGATTTGCTATTTTTCTCTGCTTTTAAAATAGAAATCTGTAAAGTATATTCATCTGGATAGTTTAAACGCACAGATCTATTTCTAGATCTAGTTTGTACGTTTGAATTGTCATTCTGTAAAATTTTTACTATCTCTTTATTGGACTCATCATACTCAACGAAGATACTATCCATCCATGAATTTAAAAATTTTAATGGAGTCATGTTAGCATCACACACCCAAGAAATTGTTAGGTCATTATACATCCTAGTGTGTGCATAATTATACTGTCCACTACCTGTATACAATCCATTCTGCTGCCCTGTTGCTGCTTGCATACCAGGCAATGTAACTTCATCAGCCATCAAAGAAATCCAAGACGCAGAACTACTACCAACTTTGTCACCACTTAAATCAGATTCGTTGAAATTAGGTAATTCCTTTTTCCATCTTTCCCACAGTGCATTTGTATTGAGAGATGAATTTCTATTTGATGGTCGCTGAAAAGTAACTTTGTATACATTTGATATGGAAACGCCACCGCCTTTAGAAATTAGTGCGGTTATATCTTTGATTTGAATGCCCACTCTTCTAAATACCTATGAGTAGTTTTATATTTATATTTATGGCATACTCGGGATTTTATCGCCCCATAAATCCCACGAAGTATAGGGGCAACCCTATGAATATCGTTTATCGTTCGTTATGGGAAAAGAAATTTATGATATTCTGTGATAAAAATCAAAGTGTAATTGAATGGGGCAGTGAGGAAGTTGTGATACCCTATCGTTCTCCTTTGGATGGTAGAGTTCATCGTTACTATGTGGACTTCTACATTAAAGTTCGTACTAAATCAAATGAAATCAAAAAGTATCTCATTGAAATTAAACCAAAGAAACAGACAACCCCTCCACCTCCCTCAAAGAAGCAAACTAAATTATACAAAGATAAAGTCCTAACGTTTCTAAAAAACCAAGCGAAATGGGAAGCCGCAAGTGACTGGTGTGAGGATAGACAGATGCAGTTCCTTATTCTCACCGAAGATCACTTGGGAGTATGACATATGCCAGCAGGAAAAGGTTTCAAAAAAGAATCTAAAGCAAAAACAAAAGGTTATAATACTTTATTTGAAAGAGTAAAAGAAAAAGCAGGTGAAGAAGAGCAAACTTGGCAATGGTACAGAAAAACTGTCAAGACAATGGCATTGGAATATAAACAAAATCCAGATCATTTACAAAGAGATGAACGTAGAGATAAAAATGATGTTGAAGATGAGCAAGACAAAAATAAGTTGAGAAGATATGCTAGACAGGGACATCTTTTTTTATTCGAATACAAAGCAAAAATGAAGTACCTGCCATATTATGACACATTTCCTTTGGTATATGTTATCAAAGCAAATGCTGATCATTTTTTTGGTGCGAACCTGCATTACCTTGAGCCAAGAAAAAGAGTAATTGCGATAGAAAAATTAAAAGACAACAGAATTGACTTACCTCGCTCATGTTTCCATAAATATATAACAGACCACATAGATGGATTTTTATTAGATCTTGCTATAGCAGAATGGGATTCTGCAATTGTTCTTCCTGTTGAACATTTTGTACGAGAAAGGGGAGGAGTGTTAGTTCCCTATAAATCCTCTGATGTATGGAAAGAAACTAACGAAAAATATAGTGACAGAATAAAAGCGAAAAGAATTATAAAAGGTTATGGCAAACCAGAAGACATCACCGACGTAAAATAAATGGCTACATCTACAAATTTTCTACAATATCCTGGAGATCTGAAAACAAACAATTCAGATTTTGTGCAATTTAATTTTTATAATTACAAACCACCATATGAAGGCGGTGGATCCAATGCCACTGATTATGTTGAGCAATACAATAAAAGTTTGCAGACAAGTAATCTAACAGAAGCACCAGGATATAAACCAATTGTATTATACATGCCAGAAGATATTAGTACCTCGTATCAAGGTACATGGGGAGGAAGAGAATTTGGTCCATTAGCTCCCATCGCTTTAGCAGGGGCGGGGCAAATTATGTCTATGGGCAGAGATCAAATAAAATCTCAGGGGGGAAATATTGCTAATCAAATTGGTGGAATTGGAATACAAGGTATGTTACCATACGTTGGTTCAAGTTTAATAGCAAGAGCAATGAATAGTATTCCTGGATTTGGTGGTGGCGTGACAACCAATGATATTTTAGCGTCAACTAAAGGACAAATACTCAATCCAAATACGGAAGTTTTATATCAGGGTCCACAACTAAGGACATTTTCACTTACGTTTAAAATGGTTCCTAGAACTAAAGATGAAGCCGAAGGGATTAAAAATATTTGTACTCAATTTAAAAAAGCAGCTTTACCTTCTGGAGCAACTGGCACAGAAAAAAATTTGATAGGAGTTCCTAAAATTCTTAGTGTAGTATTTAAACAAGCCGCAGATAAAAATTCAGCAGCAGTAAATAACCCGTGGGTATCACAATATAAAACATGTGCTTTAGGTGGAGTTGATATAAATTACACTCCCGATGGATCGTGGGCAACCTATAGAGATGGTTCGCCAGTAGCAACACAACTAACTCTACAGTTTCAAGAACTAAAACTAGTATACGAATCAGATGTAGACAACGGGTACTAAAAATGTTTTTCTCCAAACTCCCCAACATAGAATACGATTTAAAACCAATTAAATTCCCTATTTCAACTAAGGAATATGTATTGGTTAATAATTTTTTTAGACGATTTAAATTAACAGATACTGCTTTCAAATCAGCAGTGTACTTTAATAAGTACACAATACTTGATGGAGAAAGACCAGATATTATTTCAGAAAAATTTTACGGGACAACAAAATACGACTGGATTGTTATTTTGACAAATAATATTATCAATCCTCTATTTGAATTTCCCATTGCCGAAAGATCTTTATATGATTTTGTTGCAAAAAACTATTCAAATCCAGATGGATTACATCACTATGAAACAATAGAAGTAACAAATAGTTTAGGAGAAATTGTTTTAAAATCTGGTTATGTAGTTGACAGTGAATATGTTTCCTTGGTTCATAAATTTTATGATAGAGGATCTGGTACAGTATTTACAAAAAATGGTTCGCAAATTGTAGTTTCAATATCAAACTATGAATACGAAAAGAAATTAAATGATGATCGTAGAGAAATTTATATTTTAAGGCCCCAATTTATAGATAGATTTGTATCTGAATTTGAAAATAAAATTGAATACGATCAATCATCAGCATACATTAATAGAAATACAAAGAAAACAGGTATATAATCTTTTTAGACAAAAAAATTGGGCGGATTTTTTTTCCGCCCAAAAGGTTTTTAACTATGGATTTTGGTTTCAGTCCTCTTCAGCAAGGCGAGCGAAGTAACTGAGAGCATCATCTTCATCTTCATCCACACCAGCAGCGACTGCAACCTTAGGCAGGGCAGGTTCACGGCGAGCAACAGGAACGGGAGCAGAGAACTCTTCATCCTCTTCCTCATCCATCACGCGAGTCACCTGAGCAGCACGAGCAGAGGCAGGCGTCTGAGTGATACCCAGCACCAGATTCAGACGCTCTTCAAGTTCTTCATAGCTCTTGAAGTTATCAGGAGACACGAATGCTTGGAGAGAATGTGCTTGCTTCCAGATAGATTCCAGTTTAGAATCATCAGCAGCGAGTGCAGAAGGAGCAGCGAACTCGGACTTATCGTAATTCCAGTAACCAGCAACGTTAGTAATTTTCAGTTTGAAGTTAGCACCTTCCCACAGGTCGAAAGGATTCACGGGAGTTTCATCTTCAAACTCAGGTTGCATAGCAGCAGTAATCTTGTCAAAGATTTTCTTGCCGTACTTATACAGGAATACTTTACCTTCGTTCTCAGGATTTGCCTTGTCACTCACAACATAGATGTTAGAGTAGTAGGTCAGTTTACGCTTCTGCTTGCGGGCAGTTTCTTTATCAGAATCACGACCACTATTCCACAGGCGGCGGTTCACTTCACCCACAGGGTCTTTCTGACCCAGAGTAGTCAAAGAGTTTTCAATATACCATCCACCATCACCCTGAAATGCGTGAGAGTACAGTTTCACGAAGGGCAGTTCCTCACCATCAGGAGCAGGGAGGAAACGAATAACAGCATACCCATTACCAGCGGCGTCAACGCTAGGTTTCCAGAAGCGGTCATCGCTAGTGGAAGTAGAGTTTGCTTTCTCAAGTTCCTTGGTCAGAGAAGCAAAGGAGTTTTGAGATTTGCGCTTAAGGTCAGCGAAAGACATAGGATTACCTCGGATTGTTTTAGATTTGGTCTGTGTGACGCCTCATCACTTGTTCATCATACCACGGGCAGGGGGCGGCGTCAACCCTCTGCCTCGATTTCCTTTTCAAACTCGTCGAGCTTGTCTAGCATGTTACGCATGAGTGAAAGAACATCAGTTGTCTCCCACCATCCATACAACATTTTAGCACCTTCTTCGATTTGTGTCACCATGTCCTGTGCTCTTTCATCATCTGAAAGTTTCAGACGCATGTAAAACACTTGTTGTTTTTCTACAAGTGCTCGCACCGTTGAAATGTATTCAAGTTGGTCTTCCTTAGTACCTCGCATGGGACCAGAAAGTGTAAGTTCCATCGCTTTCATTTGAAGACGCTCCATTTCTTTCGCCTCTTCTCTTACGATGTCTGAATCAAAAAAGTCGCTCATACTAACATTAGTTTTGCACGGGATGTTTTTTTAATGAAGTTCAACTGTTGAGCTTCATGCCTTAGTTTTTCTTTTAATGGTTTTGAAATCAACTTGGGCACAGTTTCCAACTCAATATCATTGGTATCACAATAATGAATGATAGCATCAATGTAACTCATCGAATCACTGTTCACAAGTGTCTCAACCTCTGCTGAGAATCTTGCAATTGTCATAAATTTTTCCTGTAGTATATTATCCTCCATAGATTTCCTGGTAGAGAGAGCGTAGTTCGATTAGTCGGTCTAAGTATTCTTTTTTAGGTTGCTTGATAACGACTTGTGTATTGCCGTCTTCACAGGCAACGATAGTTACAAGTTGTTTGATGCGTGTATTATATAGTTCATAAAACATACAACCATATGCAGTTTCTTGAATGTAATAATCCTCCATCCATTCTTCTTTCTTCTCTTCCTTTGAGGTTTTGAAGTCAATGATGGATGGAATACCATCAAACTCACCGATGCAATCGACTCGCCCTGCTACTTCCAAGTGGTCGGAATATAATGCTGCTTCTTGTAAATAGACCTGAGTGATTCTATTAAGAGTTGGAACAGCATTTTTAAACATCATAAGGGGGAGGGGGTGCCCTTTGAAGTTCCCTTCATTATAGCAGTTATTGAGCAAATCTTCAACCATCTTGTGAAAGTTTGTGCCGCGTGTGGCAGCACGAGTTGAGATTGCTTGTGCCTTATCATGACCGACACGCTGTTTCCACTCATTGAGTTTCTTTTTCTTCTTCGGACACACTCCGAGAACAGTTGTGATAGATGGATACTTGCCACCCGAAGGTGTTGGATAGATCCTACGACCATCTACCATAACAGGTTCAAGTTCAATAGGAGTGAATAACGAAGAATGAATAAACATTAGAATCCCAAATTAATTTTGCTAATAATATAACTGCGAACTAAACCAGAACGAACGATGTCTTGCACACCAAATTCAATGGTTGCAAACTCTTCCATTGTATTGATAATCTTTTGGAAGTCAAGGATACCATTACGTTCGTTGGTACGAATTAGATCGGTCTGCTGAACGTCACCTGAAAAAATAATCTTACAATCTTGACCCACGCGAGTGATGATTGAATCAAGTTCATGGAAGTTTAGATTCTGCATTTCATCTACGATGATGATGCAGTTATCCATGGTGGTGCCACGAAGAAATGAAGTAGACCAGAAGCTAATCGTTCCTTGGTTCTTTAGATTGCCATAGAGTAGTTCAAACTCTTCATCTGTTGGGAGTTCAAACATATACTTTACCATATTCTTATATGGAATCTGGTAGAGCGATGACTTATCTTCATGGTCGCCAGGAAGGAAACCAATCTCGCGTGTCGCTACAAGTGAACGAACAATATATACTTTTTCGTATGGAGTGTTCTCGTTAAGAACATCTTTGAGAGCGAGGTAAAGTGCTACGAATGTTTTACCAGTTCCAGCGGCACCATAAGCAAATAGATGCTTATCGTTTTCCCACTCTTCAAACATCTTACGTTGTGAATCTGTAAGAGGTTCGATATCCTTAGCGAAATATTCTTCGTTGAGAGGCTTCTTACGCTTCATTTGTTTCACGCTCATTCCCGTTGGAACAGCTTGTTTTGTCTTACGATTTCTTACAGGCATAATTAGAGACGATTAATATTAGAACCAGGAGTATCTGCTGCGCGATTGATAACGTGTTTCCAATCACTGTCAGTTTTATTTTGCCAGTTTCCTACTTCGGAAACAGCATGGAGAATGGTAGGCATCTGAGTGATGTGAGGATTAGCTTCAAGATATGGTTCTCTCTCTGCCATATACATCCACTTCTCAAACTCTTCACCTGTATTATTATCCTTGAACTTGTAAGTTGGCATCTTCAATAAACCATAATGGGGTAGTGGCAGGAGATTTCCATTTCGCAAACGAAACTTTATCTCCAATATAATAGTTACGATATGACTGAATTGAATCTCCAGGCACTTTATATTTATCGGGCATAGCAGGAGGGGGATCTATCCATCCAGCATCTTTGATATTGAATGGAGCAACCCAGAGGTAACTAACCAAATTTTCTGTACTGTGATATTTTTTATAGCGTCGTGTATACTCTACACAACAATGCTGAAACAAATCAAACAACCAACGATAATGCGAACGAGATTGCCGCACCCATACGGCAGATGGATGATTGATATGACATGCTTTGTATAGTATATCTTCACGCGGGTTGTCTAGTCGGTAACGCTTGACTGTGATACCTTTAGGAGATTTCTGCGTATAAGGAGTGCCGTCGAGCACACGATGAGCAGTGGAAAGAAGCTGAGCGTACTCAACAATCATTTTAACCACATGCTTATCACAATGCTCGGCGGCACAAGTACGAGGGTCGTAACTGAGATAAAAGATATTCATGGGGTCTTCGTGGTTGACCCCATTATATCACCATTCCATCGCTTCTGCAACCGCTGGAAACTGTTCTTTAAAGATTTCTCTACACTGCTCAGCGATGACCATGTGTTCCTTCTGAGTGCCATGGGCAGAGCGAAGGTCAATGTAATGCAACCATGACCTGCACGAGCCCGTCATGTAGATCCTTGTGGGCGTTGCCAGGGGCAGCACGAAGCGAGCACACTCCTTGGCAACTCCTGCGCCTAGGAGGCGCTTGTAGAGGTTGTTGGCGGCGGTAAAGTGCTCAGCAATCTCTGCTTGAAACTTGAGTTTCACATAATCTCCAAGATCATCCGTAGAGTTCTGTCGGTTCTTGGTGTCTTGCTTACGAAGATCTGGTACTGGAATATTCTCAGTGATTAGATTCGTATCAGCATAGCGTTGAGAAAACTCTTGGAATGTAAACGAACGGTGCCTTAGAATCTGTGCTGCGATACCACGATTGGTTTCAATCTCTAGAGTCATATGAGATTGTTCAAACACAGACCAATGATTATGCTTAATGCAATAACGCAATAGCCCTGCGTAGTTTTCATTATCTTGATTACTAGGGTTAGACACTCTAGCAACGTATGCCATTGTCTTTTCTGCATCTGGTGTAACAGAAATGAGTTTAACTTTAGAATGGATTGTCATATTGGGGAGCACCATCGAGACGACGAATTTCAGCAAGGGTAGATTTGCGATAACGCTTATATTGTTTAATCACTTTTCTCAATTCTGCTTGATTAACCTTAGCATTAAGAAAAGGAGTTTGTGGCTCTACCTCTGGAGATTCTACCACCTCTTGTGCTGTTGTGTCAATGATTTCTTCAGTCATATCAAATTAAATTTAAAGTTAAAGTAACACTAACTGTGTCGCCGTTTGCCGCTACTGTATACGGACCATCAGCAAATCTTTCTGCTAATAAAAGATCAGAACTAGTTGTATTAACTACATAATAACCGTAAATACTTCCAGCTGATCCTGTAAACGTCCATGTTTGTTTAGGGTATACTGCAGAACCACCAGCAATAGACCAACTAGCAACAGACAATCCCTTTGATGTATATCCATTTCCAGAAACTTCTGTGTATAAATCTAGTACATCATCTACATCTGGTGTTATATCATTAGAAAATAATTTTAAAATTAATGATTCTGTGGTGGAATCTTTCCCCACAAAATATTCTAATGCTTTTTGTTTTCCTACATCAGTAATTACAATCGACATTTTACTTCCTCTTTTTAGATTCTTTTGTTTGACTACCCCATAGTTTTGGGTTTACTCTTCCTTCGGACTGTTTCCAACCTTTGAGACCTTCTCTATATCTATCCCAGTAGTAGTCAAAAATTTCTACTTGTTTATCTGGAATAACTAAATCATAAGCAAGTGCTCCATCAATCTCATAAGTAACTAGGTAAGCATTGTAGGGCAGAGTTCTATCATCTGCCACTGAAGGGTCACAGTTCTGATGGAGAATCTTCATCAGCTACGACCTCCCCATTGAATGTTGGGGAATGCTTCTTGAATAAGTGGTTTCGAAATACGAGTAAATTTTGTCTGTAGTTTCTTATCTTTGACTAAGCATAGAACTTCTGCCTCATCTGGATGCAGGTTCTCTAGCATAGCTAGAAATAGTTGCTCTCTTTTGCTCTGACTGATGTGGTCAGCGCCACCTTTAACAAAGTAAAACAGTTTCTTGCCTTCATTTTCTAGAAGAGTATTGTCTGTTCCTTCTGGTGCTGGGTTGGGAGTATAAGGAACTTCACCTTCAGGAAGCATCGACTTAACAGTTTCATCGAAGTTCCAGATGAACAAGCTACGAAGTGTCTGTGTATTATATTTTGCAAGCAGTTCTTTCTTCTCTGCTTTTGTCTTCGCGTTATTAACCTTGCGAAGAATCTCAGAAATGAGTGGTCTATAAGTATCAGTTGCCATGTTTATTTCACCTCAAAATGTGGTTGTGTATTACGGAATACAAATTCCTCCATCAACTTAGTGAGTTGATGCTGTTGAAAGTATTCAAGCGGAACTTTCCTTTCGTTGCTATTTAGTGACTTGTAACAAGATACAATTTCGGTTGCAAGATGTTCAGGAATGCAGGTAAGATCGATTAATTTCCGATTACGCTCATAATTTTCTCTTGCTTGTTGGTCTAGACAGAATACAGACGGGTCTTGGTTAACCCACTTTTCTAAGTTTTTCTTACTTATAGGTTTCTGTCTCTTACCTACCACAAATGTATCAGCATCAGATAAGAAGTTAGGTATGCCATCTGACTTATCTCCTTTAATGATATGTTCTCGGGCATATGCTTTAGGGTCTGCATGTTTAATTTCTTTCTTCAGAATAGGATTGTATTGCTTTACAAAAGGATACTTCTGTAGCTGAATAAAATCCTTGTCACCTGAGAGAATCAATACTTCTTCGCCGTCCTCACCTTCTTTCTGAAGTTTGATGTTGCGATACGCTTGATAGGTAGTGAGAGTGCTGATGACATCATCAGCTTCTGCACCATATACTTCAACCACTTTGTATGGGAAGTAAGTTTTAATCTCGTCGCGTATTTTATTCAAGACCTCAAAGATAGCATTCCAATCTAAGTCGGATGCCTCTCGGTCTTTCTTTCTATTCTGTTTGTAATAAGGGAATGCCTCTTTTCGCCAGTAATGCTTGCTGTCATATGCAAGAACAATCTCTCCATACTTAGGAGAGTATTGTTTTTCAAATGCACGAAGGGCAGTAAGCACCATATGACGAACAAGATTTTCATTAAGAGCATCGCCCTTCAGTTGCATCATCAGATTACTAATCATAATCTGATTCATATCAATTAGAATCATTTAATCCTCGTCGTCGTACTCCTCAAAATCTTCAGAATTCTCAAAGCGAACCGCTACGATTTCATCAGGAATCAGTTGACCATTCTCGTCAAACATTTCAGGATGCATTGGTTGAATCCTGTTCTTGTTTAAAAATGCATAGATGATATCGTTGCCGAACCATCCAGCGATGAACCCAATAGCGAATGAACCGATGATACCTATCCCGCTGAAGAACAGGATGTATGGTGTTGCTGACTCCATCTTACTACTCCTTGTTTGGTTTGTCAACCTCCCAGGAGAACTCCATATTAAAATGAAATGTTCTGCGTAGGAGGCTGAATGTTTTACTCAGTGTTAATCCATGTTTAGGTTTGACTTTATCAACCCTCCTACGCAACATGAATTCTATACCCTTATTTATTTGCAGTTTTTGGTTTCCTTCCTGGTCTCTTAAATTGTTCATAACGATTAGCATCTTCTATAATTTTTTCAAAATAATTTTTTAATTTAATCGCCTTCTGTTTTCCCATCCATTGATATGCTTCCGAAAAAATCTCGTTAGTATCATTTAAATAGCATTCTAATTCTTCTATTTGATTGACTAAAGAAATTCCCACATTGGAATTAATAAATTCCAAAACATCTTTTCTTTTTATATTATAATTACAAAGATAATCATAAAAATTTAAATTATAATTATCATTAAGAAATGCATCATCTATTGATTCATTTACAATGTTTAATAGTTGCCCAATCTTTATCATTTTTTGCTACTAACAAGTCCCTCTTTAACGAATAATTTTACTGTCTCCACCAATCCACCAACAGGTTCTCCATCAATCACAACATAAGGAAACGACCTAATACCTGGATATAAATTATTAAATTCTATAACTTCCAGATCTTTACCAACAATATATTCTCGATATGAAACTTCCGCTCTAGAAAATAATTCTTTCAAATGTTTACACGAAGAACAACCAGTTAAAGTAAATGCTTTGATTTCCATCAGATACCTCTTCTATACACTTTAATGTTTGGTTTCATACATTCTAGCATCCGCACCATGTATTCGCAAGCTTTATCTGGCATGGTGTGGTCGCCACAGGTAAAGATATCTACAGCAGCATATCTTTTCTCAGGCCAAGTGTGGATACTAATATGACTTTCGGATAGCAAGCAAACAGCAGTGATTCCCTGTGGCGTGAATTCGTACTTGACTTCTTCTAGTAAGGTTGCATTAGCATGTTCTACCGCTTTCCTAAGGGAAGTGCTGATGAATGCTGAATCATTTAAAAGGTCTGCATTGCACTCGCATAACTCAGCAATGTGATGCACACCAAGCACTTCATCTACCATCAATGTATCTCCAATGTCGTTGAATATTTATGCCAATAAAAAAGGAGGGTTGCCCCTCCTAGTGTATCAGATTTTAACTGAAGTATCAACCGATTGCAGGTGCAGTGAGAGCAACAGGAGTTGACTCAGCAGCAGCAAGGTCAAGAGGGAAGTTGTGAGCGTTACGCTCATGCATCACTTCAAAACCGAGGTTAGCACGGTTGAGGATGTCTGCCCAAGTGTTAATAACCCGACCATTGTTGTCAAGCAGCGACTGGTTGAAGTTGAATCCGTTCAGATTAAAGGCCATAGTAGAAACGCCAAGAGCAGCGAACCAAATACCCACCACAGGCCATGCTGCGAGAAAAAAGTGAAGAGAGCGACTATTGTTGAAACTAGCATATTGGAAAATCAGACGACCGAAATATCCATGAGCAGCTACGATGTTGTATGTCTCTTCTTCTTGACCGAACTTGTATCCATAGTTTTGGGATTCGGTTTCAGTTGTTTCACGAACGAGGGAACTTGTGACCAAAGATCCATGCATAGCAGAGAAAAGAGAACCGCCGAATACACCAGCCACCCCAAGCATGTGGAAGGGGTGCATGAGGATATTATGTTCTGCCTGAAAAACAAGCATGTAGTTAAATGTTCCACTAATGCCGAGCGGCATACCATCAGAGAAGGAACCTTGTCCAAAGGGATAGACGAGGAAAACTGCAGTAGCAGCAGCAACGGGTGCGCTGTAGGCAACACAAATCCAAGGACGCATACCCAGTCGGTAAGAAAGTTCCCATTCACGACCCATGTAAGAAAAGACACCGATAAGAAAGTGGAAGACCACTAGCTGATAAGGACCACCATTATATAGCCACTCATCGAGTGACATTGCATTCCAGATAGGATAGAAGTGAAGACCGATTGCGTTGCTTGAGGGAACAACAGCACCAGAGATGATGTTGTTTCCATACATTAGAGAACCAGCGACAGGTTCACGGATGCCGTCAATATCCACGGGGGGAGCGGCGATAAAAGCGACGATGAAGCAGATGGTTGCTGCAAGCAGGGTAGGAATCATCAGAGTTCCAAACCAACCGACATACAAACGATTGTCGGTAGAGGTAACCCACTCACAGAAGCTTTCCCAAATGTTTTCACCACCGCGACGTTGTGCGATAGATGCAGTCATTGAAAATACTCCGAGTAGTTGAGGTAAGTATTGT